CTAAGAACCCTGGCTCTTTTCAGCTGAAGAATAAATAAAACGATGAAGCAAACCGTTTTTAAACACGATACTGCCTACTTGACCGTCTGTATTGATGGTGATACTGTCTATAATCGAATTAAAGAAGTCCTTCAAAATCTGAGCATCCGTACTTGCTGCCAAACGCCGATAATTGATATATGAGCTGCCAGACAGTTTTTTAGAAAGAACAAAGGCAGTCGCTTGCTGAATAAAGTCCTGATCCGATATAGATCGCTCGGTGTGCTCGCAAGTGCTTATCTCGGAAAGACGTGTCTCTATGTCCTCATAAGCCTCAGAAATGCGGTTACGTTCCGTTATGTAGTCATGTTCGCTCATGGAGTCCTCCGAATACATATAAAGCCGTTTCAGGCGTTCCATAGCACGTTCCAGTTTTTTCTGTTCTTTTTTTAGCTTTGTGATTTCTGGATTAGTAACAGGCTTCTTGGCTTTCTTTTTAAGCCCAGACTTAGTGTTGGCGGGTAAATTCTCAGACAGAACAGTAAACATTTCATTTAAGCCCTCTTCGCCGAGATGGTCTACATCGTCAAAGACTTTTCCATAAAGAAGTAGGCGCTGAAGATCCTCAGGAGTACGAATCAGGGCAAAGTTCCGTTGAGCATTTAACATATTGAGTATAAAGTTTATTGTAAATTCCCCAACAGTAGAATCTGTTGTATCATGGCAGCCTTCGGAAATATGTTTTCGCTTAGAGGGACAAAGATAGATGGATGGTCGCCAACCGTCACCACTTAAAGCTTTTCCGGTACTGCTGGTAAGCATTTGTCCGCAGTTCTCGCAGAAAATCATGCCGGAAAACACATGGATATTTTTCTGCTTTACAGATACATTGCTGCCTGATTTCAGGCGTGAGTTTCTGGAAAGTTGAGACACAATTTTTTGTTGGCGTTCTTTTGGGAATAAAGCAGGATGATGGCCTTCAAACACGATGTAATCCTCTTCTTTGTTGGGAATCTGAGTTCCTGTGCTGAGTGACGTTTGATTGTATACATAATCGCCAACGCTGAACGGGTTTACAAGAATTTTGCGAACCTGAACCGGACTCCATAAATTTCCAGCCCGCGTCCGATGGCCCAGCTCATTGAGCTTTCTGGAAACATACAGCAGTGAGTGGCTGGATTCATAGAAATCGCACATCAGCAATGTAATATTCTGCTCCTCGGTGCAGATAGAAAATTCCCTGCGATCACAGTCGTACGAAAAGCCGTAAGGAATACGTCCACCGTTCCATTTGCCAGAAGCTGCTCTGGACAGCATTGTGGCGGTTACACGCTCAGAGGTCATTTTACGCTCCAGCTCCGCAAAAACGAGAATGATTTTAAGCATAGCCTCGCCCATTGCAGTGCTGGTGTCAAACTGCTCATTTTTGCTTACAAAAGTTACATTAAGACGTTTCAATTCTTCGTACATAGCTGCAAAGTCAAGAAGGTTTCTGGAAATGCGATCTAATTTCCAGACGAGCACATGAGAGAAAAGACCGGAGCGGATCATTTTCATCATGCGTTGATAATCTGGTCGGTCTGTATTTTTTGCAGAAAAGCCGGCATCTTCAAACACCTCATAGTTTTCAATACCAAGCGCATATTTCGCATAGTTTATTAGTTCTTCTCTCTGCAAGGGGAGAGAATCCCGGTCAATCTGGTGATTTGTGGAAACACGAATATAAATAGCTGCACGATGGCAGCAATTTGGCATAGTTTCTATTGCTTTTTTGAAAGGCATAATAATCTCCTGAAAATAGTCCTATGGATAGCCCGGTGGACTGTCCATAGGACTATCACGAAAAAAAGTCCGTTTTGTTACTTGAAAATAGCTAAGTTGGTACACTATGGATTTAGAACATTCGCATAATGATAAAAAATGAGATTGCTGTAAAAAATAGCTTTTTGATAGCGTCCATAGGATTGTCCGACGGACGGTCACTAGGAAAATCCGATGTAACCAGTACCAGTACCATTACCTATATATCTATATATAAATATATAGTCCGTCCGAGGACAATCCTATGGACAGTCCTACGGATGAAATGCAAATTATACGTTCAGATTATCAATCGCCTCTCTCAGATTCTCATAGGTGGTTTTTATGGGGGAAAGGGACAGAAGGGAACCGAGGGAAATACTTTTCTGCCCTTTACACTGATTGTCAAGAACCGATGTAGGCAGAAGATAAAATTCCCATTGTTCAAGATGAAGCGGCGTTTCATTTCGATCTTTGCTTGCGTATAAGCAGAACACATAGAGGTCGGACCATCGTTTTACTTCATCGCTGAAGTCATTTTCAGAATCCCAGGACCGGGCTGGGCGGATACTAAACTGTATCTTAGAAAGACGATCAGTGTTCCAGCTCTGAATATAGGCAGAGCATTTGACCTCGATTTTTCTCCCAGACGGGGAAAGTAAATCATAAGGCGTCCAGTCTTGACGTGCCCTGCTGGTATCAACGCCTATTGCAGAAGCAACCAGGAACTCTGCCAATGCTCCACGAAGAGTATTGTTTAGCAGATCAGAAGAACTCCACGCCCAGAAATCATTAAGCAAAATTCCGGCAGGCATTCCTTCATAGGTAAAGTGTTCGTTTCCAGTTAAAATTTTCATGATTTTTGTACCTCCAATCTTTGAAAAAATAAAGGCGGCAAAATGATTTGCCACCCGTTCTTGCGATTCCAGAGGAATAGAAATACTATTGTCTGGAGATATATGTCCGTAATAGATATGACCTATTTCGTGAAATACCTGATAAATCGCCTCTATTAGTGGAAGAGCGTCATTGTAAGCAATCACATATGAACTAAGCCGTTTGCTGAAAAATGAAAAAGCCTTTTTGCTAAACAGACTTTGCAATTGCGATATGCTCAGCTCCATCATGAGAGAGATAGAGTGGTATGTAACGATGTGAAGGTCATACGCTATTCGTCCTCGAACTTTTTTATAGCTGCTTGACGGGAAAGAGAATCAGCGGAATCCCACTGATCTTGCCCGGAAGCGGCTATTTTGAAATCAACTGCCTGATATTTGTCCAGAACAGCCCAGATAACTTTGCGGTCATTTTCTGTTGCCTTGGAGTAGCAGGAAAGTAGTTCCTCCATCTCGGCAGATAAAGAATGTCTGGAGGCAATCGGGCTAAGACCAAGAAGGTAATCAGTGCTTACGTCCAAAGCCTCCGCAATGGAAGCAACAAGATCGGCTCGTGGCATACGCTTTGTATCAGAAAGATATCTGGAAATTGTTGCCTCTGTTGTATGAGCTTTCTCTGCAAGTAACTTTTGTGTCATACCTCGCTGTTTGAGAAGGTTATATAAAATGTTAGAAAAGTTTTTCATAAAATCACCTCTGGAAGTATCATATCGTACAATTACCGAACCGTAAATAAGGCTTACAAAAAATATAATTTTATTATTGACAATTACCGTTCAGTAAGATAAGATGATGACATAATCAATAAAACAAAGGAGGTGCAGGAATGGATAGCACAAGGCTCCGAGAACTTCGGGCCGGAAGGAGAATCCCCCTTGAAAAGCTGGCGGAAGTAATTGGTAAGTCGATTGTTTCCTACAGCAAGAAAGAAAGGGGAGAAGTTAAGTTCAAGCCAGATGAAGTGATTGCATTATCTGAATTTTACGGGCTGTCATACGATGAGATGAACGCCATTTTTTATGACAGCAACTTACCAAGCGGTAAGTTTGAGGACTTGAACAAAATTCTTTCGGGCCTCGGTATCATTTAGATTTAGTTTAGCAGACAAGGAGAGAAAAGAACATGGATTGTGGATGTGTAAATACGGGCATAAGCATCTACTTCCAGTGCAGGATTTTGGCAGCAAAGAAGAATGCGTATCTCAAAAGCCGAGAAAGTGCGGCAGAATACTTCGGTATTTCGGTTTCATCTTTGGCAAATTACGAGAGGGGAATTACAGTACCGCCTCTGGATTTGATAATGATGATGGCTGATGCATATGAGGCACCTCAGTTGAAAAATCTGTATTGTTTGGAACAGTGTCCTCTGGGGAAAGGGCAGCCGGTATCGGCAGAGATTAAAACGCTGGAAGCAGTAACGGTTGGAATAATAGCAAAGTTAGATGAAAAAGACATCGAAAAGATGCGAAGAGAGCTTTTGAATATAGCTGAAGACGGAAGAATATCTCCAGATGAGGAAAAAGAATTTGCGGCTGTATCAAATGAACTGGACAGGCTGGCAGTGTCTATTAGCGAATTAAGGCTGATAAAAGAAAAGTTGTTGAAGAAGGGTGGCGATACTGTTGGATGTTGAAAAAACAAAAGCATACCTAAAAACCGAATTTGGGATTGAAACAACAGAGGAACTGGAAGAAGCTTGCGAAAATATGAACGATATAGACATCGGTTTATTTATAACGCCTATATTCTGGAAAGAGAGGAGAGTAGCACAGTGAGAAGAAAAACAAAAAGAAATAAGAAACGTCTCATGATAGGTGAGAAAATTATAGGATTAGGCTTTTTCACAGTGCTCTTCATGGGGTCAGCATTAGATGGGCCGGAGTGGAAGATACCATTAATTGGAGTGATTGTAGGAACGGTATTACTGGAAGTGGGAAGAATCGTAGCGAAGACGGAGGGATCAGAAAATGTGTAGTCTTTGTTTGAAGACACCTTGCGATAGCAGATGTCCGAATGCACCAGAACCAAAGGTAATTTTGGCCTGTTCGGAGTGCGGTACTGGAATATTTGAAGGCGAAAAATTTTATGACGGCTATAACGGTCCGGTCTGTATGGATTGCCTGGAAGATATGACGGTATCAGAGATGGTAGAGCTGCTTGGAGAAAAACTAACAACAGCGGAGGTAACGTAGATGGAGTTGAATGAGAAGGGCCTCCCGTTTTTTCCAGAACTTAGATTTGAAGATAAACGTCATGTTTATACATTGGACGGTCAGCTTCTTCCGAGCGTCACAACAGTGATGAAACCACTAGACGAAGCGTTGTACCGCGGGATAGACGAAAGCGTTATGCAGATGGCGGCGGAAAGAGGAACAGCGATACATAATGCGGCTGAAAATTTTGCTCTATACGGCATAGAGGATATCGAACTAAGATACGCAGGATATTTTGAAGCATTTCTGAAGTTTTGGGAAGAGCAATCTCCGGAGCCATTGGCAACGGAAAGCAGAGTGTATCACAAATTTTTACGGTATGCCGGAACGGCAGACTTGCCATGTGTGATTGATGGCAAAAAAGTACTGATAGATTACAAAACATCAGCAACAGTAAATCGGATGTTGACTGGAGTACAGCTGGAGGCCTATGCGAGAGCGTATGAAAGCCATGGATTTAGATTTGATGAAAAAGCTATCATACACCTGAAGAATGATGGTTCCTACCAGATGGTAAGATACAAAGCCAATGACATAGAGAGTTGGCAAGTATTTGCTTCCTTGATGGTAGTTTGGAATCATATACAAAAATACAAGTAGGAGGTCATACGAAAATGGCGAATAAAGCAAAGCTACTGATTATTGCGGATGAAAAAGGGATTAGAGCAGAAATTGAAGGGACACCATCAGATGTGATGTGTCTGGTAAAAGAGGCATTGGAGAAGGGAAACGCTGCATTGCAGAAGCATCCCTGCATAAGCAAAAAGGATGCCGATGATCTGATTGATGAAGTGATCGAAGATTACCAGACCGAAACTAAGATGGGTGAGGAAGCGGCAGCATTGAGAAGAATTACGAAAATGGCAAAGATTTTATAGGAGGATTTTATGAGTAAGGAAGTTACGGAAGCAGTAGTAGCAAAAATAGAAACGCCGGCAGAGCTGGTGCGTGAGGAGGAGCTCCAGCAGAGCAATAGCCTGGTTGAGAGACGGGCCAAAGAATTGAAAATCTTAACCAATGAGGATTATGAAAAAGCAGCTGAATTTGGACAGAAAATTAAGATTCAGGCAAAAGTAGTCACAGATTTTTTCAAGCCAATGAAGGACAGTGCTTACAAGGCACATAAGGCGGTATGCGACAGAGAGAAAGCAATGCTGAAGCCGCTTCAGGAAGCGGAAAGAATTTTGAAAGGGAGTATTGCCGCATACCAGAAAGAACAGGAAAGGAAAAAGAGAGAACTTGAAGAACGGATGCGGTTAGAGGCCGAAGCGGAAAGGGATAAGAAACTGGACGAAGCTGCGGCTGCTGAGGAAGCTGGTAATCATGCGGAGGCAGATATGGCTCTTGCAGAAGCACAGATGGTTGAAACGGTAGCTGCCAGCACAACGGTTGTGATGAGTACGCCAAAGACAAAGGGAATCGGAACAACTAAAGATTGGGAAATTGAATCAATAGATCATGAAAAGGTCCCGGTTGTATTTTCTGGAGTGGAAATTAGACCGGTTGATGAAAAAGCAATCATGCGGCTTATTAGAGCGACAAAGGGGAGTATCCAGATTCCGGGAATCAAGTATAAAGAAACAGTAAAAGTGAGTATCAGGAGGTAAGCAAGATGGCAGAGAATATGTTAAGTGTTGTTAAGTATGATGCTGGTGGTGTGGAAATAAAACTGGAGCCGGAAACGGTCAAGAATTATCTGGTAAGAGGTAATGGCAAAGTAACCGATCAGGAAGTTCTCTTTTTCATTCGGACATGTCAGGCACAGAAATTAAATCCGCTGGTATACGGAGAAGTGTATCTGATTAAGTTCGGAAATGAACCGGCGCAGCTGGTTATTGGAAAAGAAACCTACATGAAGAGGGCGTTTAAGAATCCGAATTACAATGGTATGAAATCGGGAATCGTTGTTCAGCGTGGCAAAGATATTGTTCAGAAAGAGGGAACGTGCCTCTATCCCTCGGAAACACTTTTGGGCGGATGGTGTAGGGTCTACCATGAGTTAAATGGAAAAGAGACAGAAACTTTCAAAGAAGTATCGCTTCAGGAGTACCAGAAGTTCAAGGACGGAAAGCCTATGGCGAATTGGGGAAGCAAGCCATGCACCATGATTGAAAAAGTAGCGGTCTCTCAGGCAGTGAGAGCAGCATTCCCAGATGATTACCAAGGATTATATACGGCAGAAGAATTTGGCTATACAGATCGTGATGCGGAGAAGGGGCAGGTTCTTGACACCGGAACAACAGGAACTTATGGTACTGTATGTGATGAGGTAGTTTATATCTCACAGGAACAGCGTCAGGAGTTTTTTGATCTTGCTACGGGTTTTTACGGAAAGAATAAGGGCAATGCAGTTGTGAAATATATCTGTGCCAATATGGGACTGGAATCAACCACGAACATGACGGTAGAACAGTTTGAGGAAGCTATGATAATTCTTAGAAATGGTATTGAAGCAGATAAGAAAAATGCAGCCCAGGAAGAAGAAAATTCTGAAGGCGTAGAATCGAAAAATGAGTAGTCCTATATGGCGGTGGATATATTTCTACCGCCATCAAAAAAGGTGGTGATGGTGTTGGCATGGATTAGTGTACATGACCATGTAGCAGGAGGAAAACTCCGGGAATTAGCAAAAAATATTGGATGTTCACAGAAAGAAGCTCTCGGAATCCTTGTTTCTCTGTGGTTGTGGGGACTGAATAATGCAGACCAGACCGGGAAACTTCGTAGTTGTGATAAAAGCGATGTAGCGGATGAGGTATTTTCAAAAGGGCTTAGCGACGGGTTGAGTAAAACAAAGATTGTAGATAGCCTCATTTCTCAGAGATGGATTGATGAAAATGAGGATGGAAATCTATATCTGCATGATTGGGATACCTGGCAGGAACAGTGGTATAGATTCCTGAAAAATAAGGAATATGATGCAGAACGAAAACGAGCTGAAAGAGCCAGAAAAAGAGCCGAAACTATTAAGCAAGTTCAGATAATTGAAAGCCCTGTGGATAATCCGAAGGATAGTCCTATGGACAGTCCGACGGACGCTCCTACAGATAATCCGGAGGACGGAAAGAAAAAGCCTAAGAAGACAGCCAAAAAGAAAACAGATAAGAAACAGTATGCAGAGTATGTATCACTGAAGGAAGAGGAGTATGGAAAGCTGGTATATGATTATGGAGAAAAGGCTACGGAGAAATTCATTGAGGAGCTGAATCTTTATAAAGGCTCTACTGGTAAGACATACAAGAGCGATTACATGACGATTTTGAACTGGGTAACGGATAAGGTTGACAAGAAATATCCTGGTTTGATACAGAGGCCAGCTCCGGAAGGGATGGCAAAGGAAACTCAGATTCAGAAAAAGCCGGAAGATAATCCGTTTGGGCAGTGGAAGGAGTAGATGAAAAGTGATAGGAGAAGTTGCAGGAAAAGTGTTGGAAAATATTGCAAAATCAACCGATCTGCTGCCTGATGATTACATCGGTGCGGATGGTTTTCTTTACTGCGGGAAGTGTAACACCAGAAAAGAGAGGAATATCACTTTGTTTGATGGGAAGACGAGGAGAGTTCCGGTAATGTGTAAATGTAGAACTGAGGCAGAGCAGCTGAGAAAAGAACAGATGCAGAAGGAAGAGGAGATGCGAAGCATTCAGAGGGCCAGGATCAGTAGCATGATGGATAACACTTTCAGGACAGCTTGCTTTGCAAATTACCAGATTAGGAACGGTAACGAAAGGCATCTGAAGGTAGCAAAAAAATACTGTATTGAATTTAGTAAAATGTATGAGCGAAATCAGGGGTTGCTCTTCTGGGGAACTGTTGGAACGGGGAAAAGCTATACGGCTGCCTGCATTGCTAATTATCTTCTGGAAGCAAATACATCGGTGATAATGACATCGTTTGTCCGGATATTGCAGGAGATGCAAGGCTTTGATAGGGAAAGGGAAGAATCATTTACCAATAAGTTGAATAGCGTGAAGCTGTTGATTATTGATGATCTGGGGGCTGAAAGAAGCACCGATTATGCTTTGGAAAAGGTGTACGGAATCATTGATAATCGGTATAGAGCTAAGAAACCGTTGATTCTCACAACGAATCTGACTTTGCAGCAGATGCAGGAAGCTACTGATATTCGATACGCCAGAATATATGACAGAATATTTGAAATGTGCTACCCTATGGAGTTTTCTGGAGTGTCATGGAGAAAAAGAGAGGCGGCTCAGAGGTACGAGGAAACAAGAAAAATACTGGAGGGCTAATATGGCGGAAGTAATGAAATTGAAGATTTATAACAAGGAGGATCGCTTAAAGGTTGCTCAGATCCTGATTGACAATGGATATACGGTCAGTCAGGGAAAACAGAAGAATACGCCAACCGGAAGGACTCTTTGCTATTTTCTCAAAGTTGTAGATGATAGTGAAAATGCAGATACCGCCAAATAGGAGGTGAAAACGATGAAGGAGGTTAGATTTATTGTCCTTGGCGAGCCAAAAGGAAAGGGGCGTCCAAGGTTCAGCACCCAGACTGGCAGAGCTTTCACGCCGAGGCAGACCGTAAACTATGAAACACTGGTACATACAGAGTATATGGTTCAGTGTAAAGGGTTCCGATTTCCAGATGATGCAATGTTGGATTTAAGGATTCTGGCATATTACAGCATACCGAAAAGTGGAAGCAAGAAGTTGAAAGCACAGAAACTTGCCAACATTATTCGACCGACTAAGAAACCGGATATGGACAATGTGGTTAAGATGATTGCCGATGCTCTCAATCAGGTAGCATATAAGGATGATACGCAGATTGTAGACTGCCAGGTTCGCAAGTTTTTTTCGGAAGAACCAAGAGTAGAGGTAATCATCCGGCAGATTGGAGGTAATGAGCAATGAAAGCATTGGTTGCAGTCTTGGTGGTAATTACCGGGCTTGGGATGATTTGTGAGAAAGATAAGGACAGAGCCATGAATTTTACAGTTGGATTTATGGTGAGCGTTATAGCATTGGCGATTATGGTGGCGAATTAGGAGGAAAATTGATATGGAATTATTTGAGCAGAACTTACATATTGCCGACAGTGCATTTGAAAGAATGCAGCGTGATGCGGACCGTGTGATGCAGAAATTATTGAAGAATATGGTCGAGAAGGGAAGCATTGACGGCAGCGTTACGATTAAGATTGATATTTCACTTAAACAGGATTTTATCCAGAATACGGATCCGTACATCGAGGGTGAAACCAGAAAAGTGCTATCTCCTACATTTACGCACAAAGTTGGTTCTATGATGCAAATTAAGGACGAAGCCAAGGGTAGTATCAACTACGAAGGAATGGAAATGGTTTGGGATGATGAACTGAAAGAGTTCGTTGTTAAGCCGATTGCCAACACCACACAGAGGTCAATCTTTGATGCTGATTTTCAGTGCGTCAATGATCCTGAAGATAATTGCGGGGAAGGAGCAGAGCCGTTAGCTATCGAAGGAAGGCAGATTGTAGCGTTGCCTGGGCCTTCCGGCGAAGAATGTGAAGAGTCGGAGGCAGAAGAAGGCGAGGAAACTTCTGAAAGCGATACGGAAGCGGCTGAAGATATGTCCAATGCTTTTGATGGAATGAATCCTCCAGAAGAGGATATTGCACCGGGGGACCTGCCTTTTGGTGGTCACTACGAGGATGATGGATATGGCTATGAGAACATAGAATAAAACTGCGGCGGTTCGGTTTCTGACTGAACCGCCAGAAAAAGGAGGTTTTATATGCGGCTTACAGAGGTTTTTAAGAGCATACGCAATAAATTTATCCGAAGGAATCCTAAAAAAGAACCAGAGGGCATCCAGATAGCGACAGAGCCTATTGCTGAACCAGAAGGAACTCAGAAAACAGTGCAATCCAATTACGATAAGCAGAAAAAGCTAATCAGAAGATACCGGGCATACGCATTCCATCATAAGAAAAAAGCGTATCCGGAAAAAGTACATGAAAAAGCTATTGGAAGTATCTCCGGTTGATAGATTATTTATTCGTACGAAACGGAACTGAGGAGGATCTGGATGTATGAGTACGCAGACATAACAGGATACAAGCCGGACCAGGAAGGTACTCATTTGAAAATATTCATTCCAGATCGGCATCTGGAAGAGACAATAGTAAAAAAGAGGATTAGAGATTGTATGGTTTGGCTGGATGATGGAAGGCATATCAGCGCAGAGCAGAGAAAGAAAGCATACGCCACAATCCGGGATATTGCAGATTTTACCGGGTATGCACCGGAGGAAATGAAGGAGAGGCTGAAGCTGGAACATATTATCCGGACTGGCTGCAAAGAGTTTTCTCTTTCGGACTGCACAATGGACACAGCCAGGGAGTTTATCAATACTATGTTGGACCTGGCACTTGAAATGGGTATTCCGCTGATGGATTTCGGGAGCAACCGGACGGATGATATAGATCATTACCTATGGGCTTGCATAAAAAATCGGAGATGTGCGATTTGCGGAAGGCCGGGAGAGATTCATCACTGTGACGCTATCGGGATGGGAAATGACCGGACAGAGGTAGACGATTCAAACCATAGGAAGATATGCCTGTGCAGAATCCACCACACGGAAGCGCACACGGCAGGAATGGAAGCGTTTGAAGAGAGATACAGGGTATATGGAATAAAGTTTAAGGAGGAAGAACGGAAGAGTGAACAATGAGAAAGAATTAGATCTTAATAGATTAAAGCATTATGATGGTCTGGATGAAAAAGGAAGATTGATAGAATTGCCATGCGGCATAGGAGATGACATTTTTGTTATCTGTGATTGCGAACACATTCCGCCTCAGTTGGACGGAACACTTTATGATTGCTGCGGAGGACCTGGAACAGCAACAGGATACTATTGCCCGTATGAAAATAACTGTCCGTTTGATGCTGAAAACTGCGAATTGTGTATGGGTAAAGAAGCTATATTTGAAGACAGCGTGAAGGAAATTATTATTTCGGATGATGGAATAAGGATAGTCCCTCGGTTTTGCGAAGTATGTAGCGAGATAGGAAATGGAGTGTTTTTAACTAGAGAAGAAGCAGAACTGACATTGAAGGAGGTGAGGAACAGTGAGAGCTGATAATCCTTTTGGAAATTGCAGAAATTGCGGGGATCGGATTTTATGGATTCGGACAGCAGCAGGAAAGAATATGCCGGTAAATCCAGAATTGATAAGCTATCGTGCGGTTCCGGGAGGAAAAGAGAGAATCGTTACGCAGGACGGAAGGGTAATTGACGGAGAGAAATGTAGTCCAGAGGTTGCTGACGGAATCGGGTATATCTCTCATTTTGCAACATGCGGGAAGTGAGGAGAAAATGACAAAGCAGGAAGCATATAAATCCTTCCGGTGTTGGCATTGTTCGTATTGGGATAGCGATGGCGGAGAATGTCTCTGCGGAGATCCAGAAGATGAAAACTGTCCGAAATATCCAGAAAAGACGGAAAGAATAGAAAGATAAAAAGAAAAGGACAGCCCATCGGTAAGGCCATCCTCAATGTGTCTCGCAAACATATTGTAGCAGAAGTGCGGGGAAAACGCAATCAGCAAAAAGGAGGATTTTACCGATGGGAAAGAATGGCGGAAGACAGACACTGAGTAAGGAAATGCTGGAGGCGATTGCGGAGAAGGCGGCGGAAATAGCTGCGGAGGTGGCAACCAATACTTACCAGCAGAAAGTAAAGGAAGAAGAGAAAGCGAAGTTCGATAAGAGATACAGGAATACAAAGCTCCTCTTGGAACATTACCGGGATTTCTCCGATTATGAGGAACGGGCGATATACAGAATCTATGAGGAGCTGGATGAAGATATTGTGGATATTATTGAACTGATGGAGGGGAGGAAATCAGACAAAGATGGGAGGATAGAAAGCATCGAGAAAGGGGTAATGAGGACCAAAGTAATCATGAACCATGTGAATACCATGCTGGAAGTGTATAGAAAAAGCTGTGAGCAGTCCCCGTATAATGAGGAGAAGCGCCGCTGGAGGGTAATTGAGGGGGTATACCTGAATAAAGTGCCGAAATCAGTGCAGGAGATCGCAGAAGAAGAATTTGTGAATGAGCGTACCGTATACAAGGACATTAAAGCGGCTTGTAAGCGTTTGACGGCTCTCATCTTTGGAATTGATGGCTTTGAACGGTAGAATGGAACCATGGGACAAACACACGGGCAAAATGAGGGCATTGACAGTTCAACTTACCGTATGGTAATATGTAACCCGTGAACAACTCATGTGTCACTCCTTAAAAATAAAGGGCTTCTGATTGACACCAGACGGTAAAGGGATAGAATGAAGATATAGAAAATTACCAAATGGTAAAAAATGGGGGCGATGGAAATGATTCGGAAGAGTGACATGGTAAGAAGTTTAGTTGCTGAACATCAGTACAAGAAAGCGCTGAGGATTGCAAAGGACTTCCGGCTTGGTATCACACCAGAGCAGTCATTACGGATGAAGAAAGCGTATGAATGTATGGTACATGAAAGGTTCTACTTATCCCTGGGTGAAAACACGAAGGAGAGAATTGCTGAAGGAATTGAAACGTTAGTCAGCATCTACGGAAGGGAGAATAAGAACAATGCCAAAGTTGTATACCAGCAGATTTAGTAACAAAGAGTTGGAAACAGGGGAATACACGGTAGTCGGAGTTGTCCGGAGTATGCCGAGGTTCCCGGTGAAGTATAGGATTTCCGGCGACATCATACAGGTAGCGCCGCCAAGATATCTCTGGAATGAAAATGATAGAGTGAGATTCAGGGAACCATACTTCAAACACTTGGAAAAGAGTGGATACCCAGTTATCGGGGCTATCATTCAGTCTTATCTGGATGAAGGAAAGGACGTAGTGCTTTGCTGCTATGAAGATGTCCGGAAACCTGATGAATGGTGCCATAGATTAGTCTTTGCTGAATGGTGGTACGAAAAGACGGGACAGAAGATAGAAGAGCTTCCAGACCCGTCACCGGACCCCGGAACAAAGCAGAGACAGAAAGAGGAACAGAAGCGGATAGAGGAAGCGCCCGGATATGAACAGTTATCGTTCATGGGTGATTTGTACCGCACGATGTATCCTAATTACAATACCTAACCGCTGATAGCTTAGTGTTAAAGCACCCGGCTCTTTACCGGGAGGACGCAGTGTTTGATTCCTGCTCGGCGGACCAAAAACAATGCCTCACTCAGAAATGGGTGGGGCTTTTCTTATGCCTTGGATTTGTGCAATGTGACAGTAAAGGTCTCTCCAATCACGGGGAATATAAAATTACTGTTTGGTAAGTGTGCACAACAAAGTTGCGAAAGTGTAAAGCGGTTGGTTTATACAACGGCTTTTTTCTTATGCATGGGATGCTTTACAGTGGGATCCAGAGGCTTTACAGTTCCGGGCAATAAAATATACAGACAAGAAGGAGGGGAAGGAAATGGCGATGTTTCAGAATCCGGGAGCGTTTTTTATGTGTACGCTGGTTCCGTCAGAGCAGAAATTTTTAAAAGTATTGCTGGAGAACGCCAGAGGGAACGGATATACAAAATTTGTGGAACCATGCGCAGGAGCATTTGCTATGTCACATCTGGCTGTACAATCTGGATTCAAACCAAGCGAGATAGAATCGTCGGACGTATCCATGTTTTCTTCCATCATGGGATACGCTGTCACAGGGAGATCATTGGATGAGCTGGAGATTCATGCAAAAGGATTTAGCGACGAAGAATTGCTAGACCCGGCGGTGGCAATGTATGCGTGGAAGTATCTTAGTACAGTGAAGAACGCCGGGAAGGAATACTTCTACAATTTCATGCTGGATCTGGCGAGCAGAAGAGAGGAACATATTAAGAATATCCGGGAGCAATTGGAACGGGCAAAGGGAATCTTGAACGGCATGAATTACCGAGCGTTGGATATGTGGAAGCACATGGAAGAAGTGCTGAATGACGAACATTGCATTATCATTGCGAATCCGCCGACATATGCTGCTGGGTTTGAAAAGTATTATGACACCGGAGGCATGATGACTTGGAAGGAACCAGAGTATGGAATCTTTGATCCGAAGACGGGATTACAAGAGTTCATGGATTTGTGCAAGGATGCAAAATGTTTGGTACTTTGCTATGAGGAAAACGAACCGGGCAAGACGGCTGGGGAGCCAGTATTTGCCAGATATGGTGTCAGGAGCGGGATAAATGTGTATCTCACTGCTAATAGACCAGAAGAGGCAACAGCTTTGGCTAACGGAAAGAAGATTGCCAGACCGGGCGAAAGCAAACTTAGTTGTCTGGAATGCAGTATGCTTCCAAGGGATTATGAAATCACAGAAAAGACAAAGGTGCAATTATGCCAGATTGAGAGAGCGGAGGCACAGTATTACCGCCAGTTGTGGACTCACAACTTTGTTGGTTCGTCTGCACCGATCAACATAGCAGTTCTGATTGATGGAAAAATAGCCGGTGTATTCGGTGTTGATAAAGCAGCACTCACGATGGGAGCATTTGGTACTCAGGTTTCAGATGCTCTTTTCTTGATGTATGGTATGACGGTTCCACATATTAAGTATCGTCTGGGAAGATTGTTGACAATGCTGGCTCAGAACAGAGAATTTGTGTATAAGATATGCACAGATCTGGAGAAAGAAAAAGTCGGACACCTGAAGACGGTTCAGATGACGAAGTATCCGGAAGCAAAGGAAATGCGTGGAGTTATGAAATTGACAAAGCGTGTTCCTGATCCGAAGATGGGATTCCGGTTGACTTACGAATCAGAACTGAAGGACCGGACAGAAAAAGAAACGCTGGCAGAATGGTTGAGGAGGGAAAATAAATGGCAGAAGGAAAGAGCGAAAGTCAAAGCAAAATCCGATATGAGCAAATAGCTGATATGGGTTCTGGGTTGATTATCGCAAGAGTCCCGGCTGAATGTATCAGGGAACAGGACATAAACGCCAGGATTATGAAAAATGAAATGCAGCGGCAGTTGACGGATAATATCAAGAAAAGAGGTCAGCTGGAATCGCTGCCTTTTTGTGCGTTGACGGAAGGCGGCAACAGAATTGAAATCATCTCAGGACATCACAGAATACGTTCTGGAAAAGATGCCGGAATCAAGGAGTTCTTTGTTATCTTGGATGTAAGCGGCTTGAATCGTTCTAAGATTGCGGCAAAGCAGATTGCACACAATGCGATCAGCGGATTTGATGACCAATCCACATTGAAGGAACTGGCTAAGATGCTGGAAGATGTGGATGATATGATAGAGAGTTATGCGGGAAAGGATATTCTGGCAGAACCGGAGGCAGAACTGGAAAAGTATCTCTCTCCGACAGTGGAATTTGACTGGAAGAACCTGACGTTTACTTTCCTTCCTCATCAGATTGCAGATTTGCAGAAGCTCATTGATGCACTGGAAAGTACAAAACCGGATTTCCTCGGCGTTGCTGATATAGAACAGTATAAGCCATTCCTTGAAACGCTCACAAAGTACCAGCAGTTCGCCAATGTAAAGAATACTGGTGCTGCCATTCATGCCATGATTAAGTGTACGGAGCAGATGTTTGAGAACATTGGATATACAGAAGATAGTGAGTGGGTACAGTTGACAAGCATCTTTGGCAGTAGCGCTGTACCAGCGGAAGCGGCAGAAATTATTCAGGAAGCAGTAAAAAAGATGGCAGACGAAGGCGTGATAGGCTCTAAGAATAAATGGCAAGCCATTGAATACCTGGCAGCTGAGTACCTGGCCGGGAAGTAGGGATAAAGCATGGCAGCACCGTTGAAATATAACCAGGCATACCACGATGACTGGGCTTGGTCCTTAGCCATAAAAGGTGCTACCGATGTGGAAATAGCTGAAGCCTTCGGAATATCGGTCAGAACACTGAATAGATGGAAGAAGGACCATGAAAGTTTCATGTTAGCATTGACAGCCGGAAAGGACCAGGCGGATGCGAAAGTGGAGAAGAAATTGTATGAGCGTGCCATCGGATACCGGTACACAGAAAAGGAGACGGTACTGGAGATGGATGCAGACGGGAATAGAAAACCTTTGAAAGTAAGAACAGTAGAAAAAGAGTGTCCTCCAGATGTACTTGCACAGATGTATTGGCTGAATAATAGAAAGTCTAATCTGTACAAGAGGAACCCGGAAAACTTCGTTAAGCAAGAGGTGATCGACACTGAGGATGATGTAGTATTCTATCTTCCGGATAACGGAAGGGACGGTGATCCGCATGAGTAAGGAGCGGATTATTATTAAGCCACAGCCGGGACCACAGGAGAAATTCTTAGCAACATCTGCGGATATTTGCATTTATGGAGGAGCTGCCGGAGGCGGAAAGACCTATGGGCTACTCATGGAGGCGATGCGACACAAGAACAATGGCAATTATGGTGCAGTTATCTTTAGACGGAATTACACACAGGTAACAGCACAAGGAGGCTTGTGGGACTCCAGCAGGGCTTTATATAAAAATATTCGAGATGCGGAACCCCGGAAAACTCCAAAGTTACATTGGGAATTTGCAAGTGGGGCAAGTGTGAACTTTGCACATCTCGGCAGCGATGATGACTGCGAAAGTTGGCAAGGTTCTCAGATTACAATGATAGGATTCGATGAACTGACACATTTTACCAGGTATCAGTTTTTCTACATGATGTCCAGAAACCGTTCTGATGCGAATATAAAGCCTTACATTAGAGCAACGTGCAATCCAGATGCGGATTCATGGGTAGCAGATTTCATTGCATGGTGGATAAATCAAGACACCGGATACCCAATACCGGAGAGAAGTGGGAAAATCCGGTATTTGGTGAGAATCAATGATGAACTGATATGGGAAGACACCAGACAAGCGTTGATAGACCGGGGTGTGGATTCAGATGATATTAAGAGTGTTACATTCATAGCCAGTACTCTTCAGGACAATCAAATTTTAATGAAGAGGAATCCGGGGTATCTTGCAAACTTAAAGGCATTGCCCCTTGTGGAAAGAGAACGATTATTGTATGGAAACTGGAAAATCAAACCAGCGGCAGGATTGTTCTTTAAGCGGAGCCAGATAGGAGAAATTCTTGCAGAAATACCGAAAGATCTGGTTGCTGTATGCCGAGGCTGGGATTTGGCTGCCACAGACAAGGATGAAAATGACGAAGCTGCATTTACCGCTGGCGTTCTCATGGGTAGAAGAGAGAATGGAAGGTTTGTCATCATTGATGTTATCAATCGTCAGTTGAAAGCTGGTGATGTACGAAGAACTGTATTGGTGACAGCCAAGATGGATAATGCGAAGTACGCTTGGTGTAGGCAAAGATTGCCACAGGACCCAGGGCAAGCTGGAAAAGATCAGAAGGCATCCTACATGGAGATGCTTGCGGGCTTTGATGTTTGCATGATACCGGAGTCCGGAGATAAAGCAACCAGGGCTGAGCCTATGGCGGCGCAATGGCAGCATGGAATGTTTGATCTGGTTGCCGGTGAATGGAACGAAGAATATCTTAATCAGTTAGAGTCATTCCCAGAAAGTAAATTTAAAGATATGGTTGATGCCAGCAGTTCAGCATTCAACGAGATAACACTTGGCATGGGCTTTAACATTGATAATTTGCTATAAGGAAGGAGGCGGCGGAAGAAATGAATGAACAGCAGAAAGCTATGCTGGATCGGCGGTTGAAACTGCAAAGGGGAGCCGCAATCATCGAAGGAACCCAGGACAAGTTCCGGCAGGATGGTTATAGCAATATGCTCAATAAATACGGAACCGCACAGGACAACTCCACAGCATATCAGTATAATCAGGAGATTATCTCAAATGATCTGGAACTCATACGGCTCTACGAAGGGAACGGCCTGTTTACGAAGATCATTGACCGGCCATCAGAAGAAGCCGTAAAGCATGGGTTTGACATCAACTATGGCGATGAAAGCATTGCAGAGTATGTGGATGACCGGATGGATGCATTGGAACTGGAGGAGAAATTCTCTACTGCTGAAAAGTGGGCGAGACTTTATGGTGGCTCAATCATTGTGATGCTTGTCGATGACGGTAGGGGACTTGAAGAACCTCTTGACTGGAACAATGTAAGAAGCATCGAAGAGCTCAGGGTGTTTGAGAGAGCAATCGTCCAGCCGGACTACAGTTCGATGTACCATTTTCATTTCATGGATACGCTGAACAGTAAGAAGAAATTTGGAGAGCCGGAATACTATCAGGTGTTCAGCATCTACGGATATTTCCTTGTACATAGGAGTAGATGCCTGGTGTTCAGAAATGGCAGGCTTCCGGAGCAGACCACCAATGCAATCTATCGGTATTGGGGAATCCCGGAATATGTCAAGATTAAGAGGGCGCTGAGAGAGTGCATCACATCTCACGAAGATGGTGTGAAGCTGCTGGAGCGCTCAGTCCAAGCAATCTACAAGATGAAGAATCTGGCGAATATGCTCAGTACAGAAGATGGCGAGAATAAGGTATTGCAAAGGCTCCAGGTCATTGATATGGCAAGGGGCATTTTAAATTCCATAGCAATCGACACAGACGGTGAGGACTATGATTTCAAGACTTTGCAGATGTCTGGCATCAAAGATGTAATTGACGCTACCTGCAATATGCTGTCGGCAGTAACGGATATCCCACAGACGATTCTGTTCGGACGGTCCCCGGCAGGAATGAACTCCACCGGAGAAAGTGATTTCGAGAATTACTACAACATGGTGGAGAACATTCAGAAGCAGAACATGAAGGCAAATGCCAGGATCGTTATTGATCTGATACTGAAACAGGGAGCATTGGAAGGTGCGATACCGGAAGCGCCGAAGTACAAAGTGAAGTTTGCTGCCCTGTGGTCCATGTCTGATACAGAGAAGGCAAATGTGGAGCAGACAAAGGCACAGACGGAATACACCAAAGCCCAGACAGCTCAGATTTACATGGACAGCAATGCGCTTGATCCATCAGAGGTACGGAAGTCACTGGCATCTGAAGGCGGATTTGAGATTGAGGAGGTAATCTCCGACAATGACCTCGATCTGCCGGATGATGTTTTTGATTTGTCCCAGACAGCTGATGCTCCGGATAAGTCGATATTCTCTACCGGTGATTTGATCGAGATTGCCGGAACGGATATTGACAAGAAGAAAGATGATGATTCTGGGATTATCAGTATTGAAGTAGTTGGAACTGGTGATGAAGAAATCAATATTGAAGAGCAGATCGACATAGAACTCCCGAATGAGGATGGAGAAGATTTCCCGGCAGCAGCAGTCATCATCATCAAGGACGGAAAAATCCTATGTGCTTCCAGAAGAAACAATGAAGGGATCTGCGGCCCCGGAGGCCATGCAGAAGATGATGAGACACCGGAAGAAACAGCCGTTAGAGAGGCAATAGAGGAGTTTAACATCGTACCCCTTAATCTTCTACCTTTGGGCCAATACAAAGGCTCCTCAGGGCAGTACATGCCTTCTATGGTATACTTTACCGATCAATTCTCCGGAACACCGGAAGCTGATGGCTCTGAAATGATGGATGAAAGATGGTTGTCACTCGAAGAACTGATGAATGAACAGCTATTCCCTCCGTTCAAGGATAGCTTGGATATGCTGGTGGATTTACTTTCTGGAAATAATTTGACAACCAGTAATTCTACTGATACGATTGTTGTAGGAACAAATCAAGACGGCGGCTCTGGCTCTGGAAATTTCGGGCATGGTGGAAGACCTGGAAATATTGGTGGTTCATCTGGCAGTTCTGGAGCAAAGGCTGATTTTAAGGCAGCCAATGAATACAGTAAGGCATTGAAGGGGACAAAAACTGTTGGTGGAATAGAAATAAAAAGTGTTTCAGGGCACGCAGCATATCGTATGAAAAAAAGAGGATATAGCGTAGATGATGTAAAAGAAGCAATTACAGGGGCTGGAATACGGTATTCAGGAAATAAGAAAAATCCAGACGCTGAATGTTATCAGCATAACGGAACACGAATTATAGTATCCCCGGAAGGAAAAATAGTTTCAGTTGTTAAATTGGAGGATTCAACATGAAAGTAGGTTTGAGCAAAAAGCAGTTGGACTTTCTTGAAGGAAAATTTGGAATAACAAAATCTGATGTGCAAAAAATGGACAGAAAGCAATGGAATAAGGTCAGAGAGGATTGTTTTGAAATAGAAACAGACGAACTGCTTGATTGCGAAAAAAATGGGGGTAATTGTGACTATTGTGATACAGAAGATTATCACATGGCTTCTTCCATTATCGACCTGCCATATGAGGAATGATGAAGGAGGCACATATGGATAACTTCAAAACAATCTACCGCATCCTTCGGTATCTGGAAAAGGCCATGGATTACGATGAGGCAGATATTGATTTCATATCCACCTCAAAGCTGGGAATCACAGAACAGAGGTGGGCTGCCATAATGCAGATGCTGGTAAATGAAGGATATATAACCGGCATCGGAGTAAAGCGGTCTGCTGATGGAGAAGTCAGTTTGTCGGTATCAGATGTCAGGATCACGATGAAAGGGCTGGAATATCTCCAGGAAAACTCATTGATGCAGAAGGCAGCAAATCTCGCAAAGGGGATTGCAGAAATCATGCCATAAATAAATGGAGTCCGCAGGAACGTCCATGTGACAATCCACGGACAAAAAACGGACGCATATAGAAAACAAGAAAAATGACCTGGGTCAAATCGAATTTTGTACCTGGGTCATTTTGCATTTGTACCTCAGTGCAAATTGCTGAAAGCCTTTATTTTCCTACATTTTTTCATGCGTCCTACGGACAGTCACACTTTTTTGGCGTGACTGTCACGCATTTTGTCCTTGACCATACCGTCACCGTATACCGTAACCATATAAAAGATATATATGGTCATCAAATAAAAATCAGTAATTCTATGGAAAATCTATTGACAACGGTGGAGGTACTGCTACGATACGCCTACGCTAAACCAAACAGTAAAACCACTGATTAAAGGAGGATGGCTATATGGATGAACTGAACAGAGAGCAGTTAGAGAAAATGGTAGATGTTCTTAGTAACCTTGTTTTGGAGTTTGTTGATTCGCAAACGGCTGAGAGATTGCTGAAAGCCAATGGTTTTGAGAGTGAGGAACTGAGAGCGATCGGCTTTGATGCAGAGATATAGGTCTGGCAGTGATGGTGAGAAAATCGAATAGAAGCCCATGAACAGTCTGTGCGATCCGCATGGGCTGTTTTTGTTTTGGAGAAGGTGGTGATGAATGTGAATGAGCGTCAGATGAACAGGATGCTGATGGAAAAGGTCGGGAAGAAGTTCTACGGGCATGACACGCTGAAAAGCAAGTATGAACCGCAGATCCCGTTATCTGCTGAACGGGAGTATGTCCGAACCACCAATGCCTATATGGCGATCCTTAAAAGCGAGTTGGAAGAACAGCTCCCAAAGCTGAAGGAAGCCTACAAGAAGGAACGGGACGCAGATGTGAAGAACCAGAGAAATGATTCTGCCACCGATTTGCAGCTGGCGATTACCGGCATATTCAACACGATCAAGAATAATGTCATTGCCAGAACAATAGGGTTTGGCCTGCGGCGTAAGCTGGAAAATCTGGCACATCTTAACCGTAAGCTGACAGTGAAGGAATGGAAACGGGCGATCAAGGCTACCCTTGGTATCGACATCCGGGAGGACTATTACCTTGGGAGCTTTTTTGAAAAGGAGCTTGTGAAGTGGATTGATGAAAACGTCAGCCTGATTAAGACCATTCCGGAGAACACGCTGGATAAGATGCGGGATATCGTATATGACGGCTTTGCCAATGGAAAGACCACCACCCGTATCGTGAAGGAAATCCGGAAAGTATATGGTTCCAGCCGCCGGAGGGCAGAACTCATTGCACGGGATCAGACAGCGAAGCTGAACGGACAGATACAGAGAGCACAGCAGCTTGATGCCGGGGTGACAGAGTACATCTGGTCTACTTCCGGCGATGAGCGTGTCAGGCGCAGCCACAGGGAACTGAACGGCAGGAAATTCTCATGGAACGATGCTCCCGTCAACTCAGATGGGCGGAAATGCCACCCAGGGCAGGATTACCAATGCCGCTGTATTGGCAGGCCAGTCTTTAACCGCAGTATGAATCTGCCGTTTGTGGATGAAGAACCGGTGAAGATAACCATAAAAAAGAATGGAGGTTAGGGAAATGGATGAAGCAATCAAAAACATCTGTCAGGCTCTTAAAGAGGAGGCAGATGCAGTTATCAGCTACACAGACAAGATTTCCAGCATTTCGGAAACCGAAGGCATGGAGCCGGTGGCAATGCAGTTTGCCAGCATCCGTCTGGATGAGGTGGAGCATATCCAGAATCTGGCGATCGAGCTTACCAGACTGATGATGACGGATCCAGAACCTGCCGCTGAACCGGGCGGCGAAGAAGATGAGCAATAAGGAAGGCTATCCGGACAAGACAGCAGATATCGCCATCAGCAGGGTAGCCAGACAGGAGAAGATGGCGGCAAAGAGAAGAGCAGGAGGAAGAAAGGAACATGGAAAGCAGAGAACCACCAAAACTGGAACGGGTAACAAGGATTGACAGCATCCCTGCCGGAAGTACCTACTTCAACGAGCAGGGATTTTTGCATGATACGCCGATTGTTACCTCTACGGGAATCTTTGAATATGGATTGCCGGATGGCGGAGTCCGAAGGGAGCTGCGGCTGCCGGAACACGTTTTTGATAAGCAGTCCCTTGCTTCATATGCAGGGAAGCCGGTAATTATCACACATGATGCCGGGGCAATTGACAAGAACAATGTTATGAAGGAAATTGTCGGCACGATCATCAGTGAAGGATTCCGGGATGGTGAAGATGTCAGATGCAAGGTTGTCATCCACGATATTGACAAGGTGAAAAGGACGCCATACCGGGAACTGAGCCTCGGATACAATCTGGACCTCATAGAAGAACCCGGCGAATGGAATGGCGAGAAATATGATGCCATCCAGACGAACATCCGCATCAACCACCTGGCGATCGTAGATAAAGCAAGAGCCGGGGAACAATCGCATCTTAACCTCGATGGCAAGAAAGTCGAGTTGGATGATAGAAAAGTACCAAAAGGAGGTAGAAGGAAAATGAAAAATGCAACAAGAAGTGACAGCGTTGCGATGACACCGGAAGAACTGGTTGAAGCGATCAATGCCTACAAATCTTCCAAGGGTAGTGGTCCTGAAGAAGGGGCCGTTGCCGGTGATGGTATCGGCAAAGAGGGCAGTGCAGTGGAAACGCCTGCTTTACCGGCTGGAGAAACCGCCCCAGCTTCAAGCGAGGCAGAACCAGTTAAAACTCCGGAACCGGAAAAGGAAGATGGCGGAGGAAAAGACAGGCTTATCTGCGCATTAGAGGAGCTGTTGTCAGTCCTCAAAGGAGGATCAGAAGTTCCAGCCACAGAATCCACGGATGCCGCAGATGGGGCAGGATGTGGACCTGAGGAGAAGGAGGATAACGCAGACAGCTCCGATGATAAGTCTGGCTCCATGAACGCCGATGCTGCGGATGACATCTTCCGGCAGCGGCTCAGTATCTGCCGTATGGGAGATAAGCTCCATATGGATGGTCTGGAAGATAAATCTATCATGGATGGCAAGAAAGCTATCATTGCAAAGGTATTCCCAGACATGAGGCTGGATGGAAAGAACACAGCCTATATTGATGCCATGTATGATCTGGCAGTAAATGAAGCTGGAAAACGCAAGGATGTCAATTACCAGAGACGGCAGATGACCGGAGGCTCTGCACCTCAGCAGAGAGCTGACAGTGCAGGCGGATCCATGGCGGCAACTGCAAGGCAGAGAATGATCGAAAGAGAAGGAGGAAACGAGTAATGGCAGCACAGTTAGACTACAGTTACACCACACCTAAGGGTGTGGCAGGCGGCAAGTACGATATCGCCTTTGATGAAGTTATCACCCGTAAAAACGAGGAAGCGGATGGTGTCCTCAAATATGGTATGGCGGCAATGATCGGAACTAATGCTGGATCAGACGTAAAAGTTCCTGCTACAAGCTGTACTGCTGATAAAATCGAGGGCATCGTTCTTCGGGCAGCAAACACAGAACAGGATATGAACGGACACGTTGTTGTAAAAAAAGGTGCATCTGTCGGCATTGTACGCAAAGGCCGGGTATGGTGCAGACTTGCATCCGATGCTGAACCTGCCTACGGAGCAAAGGCCTATGTTGTAGTTACCGGAAAGGATGCCGGTACGTTCACCCATACGGAAGGCAGCAATGTTGATATCGGAGCCACTTTTGGCAATGCCAAGGATGACGGCATCGCTGTTGTTGAGATCAGAATGTAAGAGGAGGATAAAAGACAATGAGCAAACAGTACAATCCAGAAATGCCTTCTGCTGGTTACGACCAGGCGGATTTCGCCGCATTGATGGCATCCAACATCACACCTACTCTGGCAACCAATAAGCAGATGCACTTTGACGGCGTTGAAGATGCATCTGTTTTCTTTGCGAGAGAGCTGGACTACATCAAGTCCAAGTCCTATGACAAGATCTATCCGGAGTTCACAGCTCTGAACAACTTCCCTATCACCCATGAGGTGCCGGAGGGAGCGGAGAGCATGACTTATTACAGCTACGAGAAGACCGGTATGGCAGTTATCATCAGCAACTACGCCACCGACCTTCCAAGAGCTGACGTAAAGGGCCGGCCGACTACGGCGATGATCAAATCCATCGGCGACAGTTACGGTTATTCCATTCAGGAAATGAGGGCCAGCCGCATGGCAGGAAAGAGCCTGGATACCCGCAAGGCAGAAGCGGCCCGCTATGCCATTGACCGCAAGACCAATGAGATCGCCTTTGCCGGTGACAAGGAACATAACATCATGGGCATTCTGTCCAAGGATAATAACGTCCCGTTATACACCGTGGCAACCGTAGATTCTTCCAAGACCGCATGGAAAGATAAGTCTGCTGCTGAAATCCTGGCAGACATCAACGGTATGTTTGCATATCAGTCCAAGATCACTCAGGATGTGGAGAGAGCCGACACTCTGGCTATCCCCCCTGCACAGTACATCGACATTTCCACCCGGCAGATCCCGAACACCGGATATACGGTTAAGAAGTTCCTGTTAGAGAACGCACCGTATCTGAAGGAGATCATCTCCGCACCGGAACTTTCCGCAACAAACAAATCAACCAACCCATATGACTCGGATGTTGCACTGCTGTTTACCAACAGCGCTGATAAGTTCAGCCTGGAGGTTCCCATGGCGTTCTATCAGTATCCATTACAGAACCGCAATCTGGAAGTGATCGTCCCCTGCGAGGAGCGTGTGGCTGGTATCGTATTATACTATCCGCTGTCTGCGCTGATCGCAACCGGCATCTAAGAGAAGGAGGACATGGCAATGAAGCTTGAAAATATTTCAAACGGTAAGATCATTGGGATCGGTGAGGTAACAGTGCTCCCCGGAGAAACAAAGGATATCCCGGAGGCATATGAGACAAGTCCGATCCTGGAGGTGTACAAGAGGAATGGGTTTGCCAAGATCACTGGCAAGCCCAAATCTGTTGAGAAATCCGAGGCTGAGAAGGCTGCCGCAGAAGCGGATGCTGCGAAGAAAGCGGCTGAGGACGCAGAAGCACTCCGGCAGGCCCGTTTGGCTGCCCTTGAAGGGATCAGCGAGGAAGCTCTTGGAAAGATGGCAAACGAGCTTGGCATCAATCCGGCTGAGTGCAAGGATCAGGCAGATGTTCTGAAGAAGGTTAAGGCAGCACTGAAGAAGCAGTGAGGTGAGCAGCATGGATGCACTTGAAATCTTCCGGCTGGTAGCAACCGAATTTTCTGATATGCCGGATGATGATGAAATAAACCCGGACACTGGAAAGATTGCCCGTTATGGTGTGAAAACATTCCTGAAACTCTACTCCGACCAGATATCGGAGAAGCGCTTTGGAAGCTCTTATCAGAAAGCACTGGCATATCTGACCGCTCATAAATTGAAGATGAATGGTTATGGGATCAACGAGAATGGAAAGATCTCTGATTCTCTCAGTGTGGGGTCATACTCCGAAGGAGAAACATCCATCAGCTACACCACAAACCAGCAGACGAACCTCCAGGTCGATGCGGAGTATGCACTTACCGTATATGGCCTGGAGTTTCTTACGCTCAGGAGAAATGCGATCATCCCTATCGTGTCTGCTGGTGAGGGGCCTTGCTATGGGAGTTAAGATCAGGGACAGGATGACGCCGGACGGTATCAGGTTCCAGAAGATGCTAAAGGAACTCGCAGACAAGGAAGTCCGTATCGGATTCCAGCATGGCAAAGCCACAGAGGACGATGGTACGGATGTCTGCGATGTGGCAGCATGGAATGAGCTTGGCACGGTCAATATGCCCTCCCGTCCGTTTCTCCGGAAAAGCGTGGATGAAAATGAAGACAGGATAAATGGTTTCCTGCAATCTACAAAAGCGGATCTGGTGAAAGGAGTACCAGCGGAACAGATCCTGAAAGAGATAGGGATATTCCAGAAGGACCTCATACAGGAGAAGATAACCGAAGGAAGCTATGAACCGAATGCAGCATCTACCATAAGGCGAAAAGGCTCCAGTAAGCCACTGATCGATACAGGCAGGATGCGGCAGTCGGTAAACTATGAGATCAGGAAGAAGGGAAGTGAGGATTGATGAATTTTTTTAAGCGCCCTCATTTGTTAAGGCGTTATTCTCGCCCTAAAATTGAAAGAGGATATTCTACTATACCTTATGAAGAAAAAACCTTCCCTATGGACGTACAGACGTTAGAGGACGTAGTGATCACTTCGCCGGAAGGTTCCAGATCCGTACAGCGGTTAAAAGTTTTTTGCGATAAAGAACTCTTGGTTGAAAATGAAGCGAATCAGCAGAAAGCAGATTGGCTGTGGTTTCAGGGCAAGTGGTTTGAGTGCCGGTCATGCAGGCTGAGTGAGAACACTCCGCTCAGGCATTATACAGCCACTTTTGTAGAGTGCTTGTATCCGGATTAGGGGGTGCAGATGAAGCTTATTGATGTCAAAGAAAAGATCTGTGATCTTGCCGGTATGTTTTTTCAAGGGGCGACGGTTATCTGGTCGGAGCAGATGAATACGAAACCTGCGCCCCCTCTCGTTGAATTAAAGTGCGGCCCCATTCACAGAACGGCATTTCCTGTTGTCGATGATGCGCTGAATCGGGTTTACCACGAAAGAACGATTTTAGAGGTCAATCTGTACACAAAGGGAAGGCCGGTTAATGTCGAAGAACATGCAGTTGGGAATTACATAAATACTGCTACCTCGGATTTGATGGATTTCGCATATTTCATCGAATCCGATGAGATTACGGATATGATTGCCGATTGGGGAATGGATATATCCCTGAATCCCCCCGTAAGAGATCTGACAGATCTTCAGAATGACAGCAGATACCGTTATAGGGCTATGGCTGAGTTTACAGTATCATTTGCCCAAGAGGCCGGAGGACCGTTTGGACTCAGGAATGGATCCGAATATTCAAACAGCAGCGGAGGCGGAACTGATGAACAGGTCCATGCAGAAGACTATGTGATCGAAGATGTAGATGTAAAAGAGGAGTGATAAAGTGAAGAATAATCCCATTGATGATATTGTGAAATGCAACATAGATATTTCCAGCCCCATTTCCGGGGACGAAAGTTTTGGAAATATTCTCGTTGTTGTTCCGGGACCGAAAGCTGATGAAGATTCCAGCGTTAAGGGAACCATTAAGATCAGCAAAGTAGAGGAACTGAAAGAGTATGGTTACACGGAAGAGGAAGATGGCTATATTGCAGCTGATGTAGCATTCAGCCAAACCCCGTCGCCATCGTTCGTGTATTTGTGTATTAGAAATAAGCCAGATTCCTACGAAAATATTGAGGATACGCTTAATCGGGCCAATTCGGAGTGCGGTTTTTATGGAGTATGTCTGATCGGATATGATGATCCGAACGACATTAAGCTGGCAGCAAAATGGGTCGAGGCCCATGAGAAGTTATTTGGTTTCTCCTATACGGATATTGATTCCTGTCCTGTTACAGAAACCACTTATTACAGAACATTCGGCCTGTTTTCCGGAAAGGCAGATGGCTATGAAGCAGGATCCCAGCCGAAGGAGAACCAGTTTGCTGCCCTTGCCTTAATGGCAAAATGTTTTGGATATGCCCCCGGATCTGAAACATGGCATCTGAAAGAGATTGCAGAGATTACGCCTTCTGTCCTCAGCAGTGAGGAAAAAGCAAAGCTTGAAAAGGCGAATATCAACAAGTACCTGACCTACGCTGGAAGTAATGTTACGATCGGAGGGATGGTCTTGGCTGGGGAATGGATTGATGTGATCCGGTTCCGTGACTGGCTGAAGAACCAGATGCAGACACGGGTATTCCGTGTGATGAAGTCAAATAAAAAAGTGCCGTTTTTGGATACTGGGATCAGTCTGATCGAGGGAGCTATCGAAGCAACGCTTTTGGAAGGGCAGACCGTAGGAGGGATTGCCCCATCAGAATATGACGAAGATGGCAATGAAGTCCCAGGATTTACAGTAAAGGTTCCCAGAGCAAAGGATTTTACGGAAGCTGAGAGAAAGAGCCGCAAGATCACCGGATTCCGGTACAGTGCCAAGTTATCCGGGGCAATCCATCTGGTTGAGATCAACGGCTACTTGACGTTTTAAGGAGGTGATCGGATGACTACAACATATAACCCCAAAAAAGTAACGTGTTCGCTTGGAAATCATATTGTTTCTGGATTTGCAGATGACAGCATGATCACGGTTGAGTTTGCTGGTGACGGCACAAGCTACGTCTCAGGTGCTGATGGCGAGGTTGTAAGGAGCATTGATCCATCGGAAATCTATACGGTAAAGCTTGCTGTTTTGCAGACATCCCCTACAAACGCATTCTTACAGAATATGTTTGATAAGGATAAGAAGGACGGAAATGGAACCTTCAATATCAACATCAACGATATTCTTGGAAAAGAAAAGTTTGTCGCAGAAGTCGGCTGGGTTACAAAGCCGGCTTCTTTTGTCCGGGGGAAGACCCAGAATAACAGAGAATGGGAAATTGCCTGCAAAGGGCAGTTTAAATAATGGAGGTAGATTATGGCATTAAAACAGGTAGAGCCGACCGTGAAAAAGGTCGGTGAGTATAACTTTTACATCAGACCATTCGCAGCTTTTAAGGCAGCGAATCTTACCGGGGAGCTGGCATCTGTGCTGGCTCCCCTTTTAAGTGCGCTGGCTCCTCTTGCCGGAGCTGGCGGAAATCTTATGGACGTTGATGCCGGGAAAGCCGCAGAAGCGATGTCAAATTGCACAGCTATCGACGGTGATAAGTTAGAACGCCTTACGAAAAAATTACTGTTAGGCGGCCATATTGCGGTGGAAGTAACCGGGGATGACGGGGAAACCGAAGGACAGATCTTGGACGAGAACCTGATCAATGAAATGTTCTGCGGGGAAGTGCAGGATATGTTTATACTCTGTTTCCATGTGATCCAGCTGAATTTTAACGGTTTTTTCAAGAGGTTCGCCGGCCTATCTGGCAAGGGAAAGTCGGCGGCAAAGAAGACTCCGAGAAAGATTTTGTAAAATACGGAAGGTTCGACTATTCGCAGTTTAGTGAATTGGAACTCCGATGCTATATCCTGATCAAAGCAAGGATCGCTTCCATGCAGGAATTAAAAGAAGTGTATACATTGGATGAAGCACTAAAGCTTTATGCCCTGTATGAAATGGAGATGGATATAGAAAAGGGACGTGCTTATGAACTGGAAAGGAGGCCTTAGGTGACTATACGGGACATAGCGGTTGCATTCGGGTTTGAGGTTGATAAGAAAAGCGAAAAAGATGCAGAGAGTAGCATTAAAGGATTAAAAAGCCTTGCTTCAAAGCTGCTCGGAGCAATCGGGATTGTGTTTTCTGTCAAAGGTCTGTCTGACCTGGCTCAGGCAGCCGCAGATGTAGAAGCGCTACAGTCTCAGTTCTCGCAGGTATTTGGAGAAATTGAAAGTGATGCATCCGATCATTTGGAATCCATAGCGGATGATACCGGCGTATTGGTAAACCGTATGAAAGGCAGCTTTGTCCAGATTGCCGCCTTTTCAAAAACCACCGGTGCTACGCAGGAAGAAGCATTAAATCTTGCTGACAGGGGAATGAAGGCAGTAGCCGATTCGGCGGCGTTTTATGATCGGTCTCTGGAGGATGCCACAGAATCACTGCAATCTTTCCTGAAAGGAAATTATGAGAATGATGCTGCGCTGGGATTATCCTGTACGGAAACCACACGAAATGCAGCAGCCAATGAGCTATACGGAAAATCCTTTAAGGATCTGTCGGAATACCAGAAGCAGCTAACGTTGCTGAAGATGGTCGAAGATGCCAATAAGGCTTCCGGAGCATTGGGACAGGCTGCCAGAGAATCAGACACCTGGACCAATCAGCTCGGCAATTTAAAGCAGTCGCTGATCGACTTAAAAGCAGCCACAGGCAGCACATTCTTGAAGCCGGCAGTTTCAGCATTAAAACTACTCACCCGATTAGCCCAAGGAGCTACAAAGGCAGTTCAGAGCCTTACAGCTGAAAACGGATTGCTGACCCGTGCAACGGAACGGTATCATGCCTTGGTAAAATTATTGCAGCCTGCAATAGACCGTATGACCTCCGTGATGTCGAGGGGATTTACCAAGGGGGTAGAAGTTACAAAGGAGATTGTTGAACGGCTTGGTGGCATAGATAATGTGATGCAGATACTTGCCATTACTGCGGCAGCATTTTTCCTGGTGATGAACTGGAGTAAGATCATAACCGGCGCAAAGATGTTTATGCAGTTAATAGCCGGAATCGGTAAGATATTCTCTCTTGCCAATTTAAAGATACTGGCGATCGTAGGAGCGATTGTAGTCCTGACCCTGATCGTTGAGGATTTTATCAACTTCCTGCTTGGAAATGACTCCGTAATTGGAACCTTTTTCGATAAGGCCGGTATTGGTGCAGATAATGCACGGCAAGCTGTTTTTGATGCATTTGGTAAAATCAAGGAGTTTTTAATACCTGTATGGGATGCTATTTTTGAAGCACTGTCAGCTGTATGGAATGCACTATACGAAACCGGGCGTGTTGTTTTTTATGGCATTTCTAAGGTGATAGAGGTTGTATTTGGATGGATACAGATATTTTGGAACTCATGGGGCAGTCAGATCCTTGCATGGTTTAACGTGTTATGGGGAAGCCTCGGCGGTATCCTGAATGGATTTCTTGAAATTATCAAGGGTGTGGCGAATTTTATCGCGTCCGTATTTACCGGAGATTGGCAAGGTGCATGGGAAGCCATAAAACAGATATTTCTTGCGGTATGGGCTGTGATTGTCAATTTTGCCGCAGCCGTATGGGAAACGATTAAGCTGTTGTTCTCCATGGGTCTAAGCGCGATTTCGGCGGTGTGGAGTTCCGTGTGGGGAGCGATCAGCAGCTTCTTTATGGGAATCTGGAACAATATTGTATCATTCCTTGATGGGATCTGGAACAATATTGTTGCTGGAGTTGTCGGAACGATCTCCACCGTAAAGTCCACCATTGTTGAAGGGCTTACAGCTGCGATTGACTGGATCAAATCCCTGCCGGAGAGCGCCGTGAAATGGGGCTCAGATATCATTGACGGCATTGTGAAGGGAATCAAGGGTGCGATCGGAAAGGTTGGGGATGCGGTCAAAGGTATTGCAGAGAAGATCACCTCATTCCTGCATTTTTCTGTTCCGGATGAAGGACCATTGACAGACTACGAATCATGGATGCCGGATTTTATGCAGGGTCTTGCAAAGGGGATCGGAGATAATGATTATCTTGTCCTTGATAAAGTAAGGAACATGGCAGGAGATATTGCTATGCTTATCAAATCCGCCACGGCAAATGTAAGGACTGCGGCTGCCGGTGCGGTGAATAATGTCCGGTCGAGTGTTACACAGAATGTGAACATTGACAATACCTACAATGGCGGAGGCGTTGAGGCTCAGAAGAACGTTTCCAGAGCCATGAAGAAATCCGCGACTGATGCAACGACAGAGATGGCGAGAGCACTTGAATATGCAAGGGGGTAATTGGAATGGCAAAACGATCATTACAGCCAGTAAGTATCTGGGGAATCGAGTTTGATGCCCTTGTTGATGAAACAAAAAGCTTATCTGCTACAGTGCCTGCGTATCCTGTAGAAGCCGGATTTCCGGTATCTGATACGATCATATTAGACCCTATCAGCATCAGCATGACATTGTATGTGAGCAATACCCCGGTAACATGGCTGTATCGCCATGGAAGTTCTATGGACCGTGTGAATCAGATCTGCGAACTGATCGAACGGAAATGGCTTGAAAAGGAATTGGCGAAGATCGTCACCTCGGATACCATATATACGGATATGGGGATTACCAGTCTTTCGATCAAGAAGTCCAGAGAAATCGGGTATGCCAGAGAAATATCTATATCCGCACAGAAGATCCGTATTACAAGGCGGGAAACAGCGGAAATACCCGATTATATCCTGAAAAGCGGAAAAACGCAGTCAAATGCCGGAACCGCCTCAACATCTATAACATCAGAAAAACCCGGTGCTGGTCTGGGAGAAGGCACTTCCGGAAGCGCTGATGATAAAAAAAGTGATGCAAAGAAAGGCCGTTCGATCCTGTATGGTGTTGCGGACGGCCTTGGTTTTATTTAGGAGGTTGTATGATATATATAAAGGTTCCAGACAGGAATGACAGCATATCATCCTTGTCGATTGACGGCACAGAGTACCTGATCCGGTTCACCTACAATGAAAAATTTGATTATTGGAGTTTTGGCTTGTATCGGGCTATTGACGAACCTATTATAGCGATGACAAAGATCGTTCCCAATTTCCCACTGATCCATTACTACACCTACACGGAACTCCCTGATGGTATATTTGGATGCCTGTCGGACACAGATCATGTCGGCCGGCAGGCATTTAATGATAAGACTGCTGAATTTCTGTACATCCCAAATGCAGAATTGGAGGATGGATAAATGTCAAACGAAAATTTCAGAAGGACCTATACGTTAAAATGCGGGAAGGCAGGAGGGCAGGGATTCCAGATCGGAAATGTCCATAATGCCATTGATGATGTCCTGCATATTTCGTTCAGCATTGAAAAATGCGATGTTGAAAGCCCTAATACTGCGAAGGTCCAGGTGTGGAACCTGTCGGATGAGAATTTAAAGATTCTTGACGGTGAGGACTGTATTGTAGAATTAAAGGCCGGCTATAACAGAAACGATGCGCTTATTTTGGTTGGAAACATAACATCCGTTACAACAACCCCGGAAAACGCAGACAGGATGACGGAAATAGCCGTTATGGACGGAAGGGTGGAACTCAGAGATACGGCTGTCAGCCTGTCATTAAACGGTCCCGTGAACTGCCTGGATCTGTACAAGCAGGTTGCGGGCATGATGGGGCTGCCGATCGTTTTTGCAGATGACCTTACTTATGCGATTTTTCCCAATGGGTTTGCTTATGTCGGAAAGGCCAAAGGTATTTTGCAGAAGATCGCAGAATACTGCGGACACAGCTGGACCATACAGAATCAGATCATTCAGGTCACATGGCCCGGACGAGCCATTAGTCCCAGGGCGTTTATGTTGAACAGTGATACCGGACTGATAGGTATCCCTAAACGTATCACCATCGGGACTGGAACGAATAAATCTCAGACCGGCTGGGAGATCGAGTATTTCCTGAATGGGGCAATCGGGGTGAATGATGTGATCCAGCTGAGCAGTTCTACAGCCAATGGATACTACAGGGTATATAAGGTCACGATAGACGGAGATAATCAACAGGGCGATTGGATCTGCACGGCACAGGTGCTTGAGATCAAGGCAGATGCTGCCCTTGATGTGAAGGCACGAAGTTAGGAGGTGGGCTGTTTATGATGCAGGAATTTGCGCAGCAGGTCGAAGATACCGCCAAGGCGGTAATGGGTGAGATGCACACGGCAATCCCCGGCACGATCGTATCATACGATTGCAACAATGGTACTGCGGTGGTAAAGCCATCCGGAAAGTATACGACATTTGAAGGAGAACGGCTGGAATATCCGCAGATCCCGGAGGTCCCGGTGGTATTTCCATTCAGCCAGGCATCGAACACCGGGGTTATTTTCCCTGTGAGGAGCGGTGACGGCTGTCTTATTGTGGTTTCGGAGGTTGAGCTGGATGAATGGAGATCAGGGGCTGAGTCGAGCGGGGCATTAAAGTTTGACCTGACGAATGCAGTATGTATCCCGGGGCTGATGAAAACAGGGAACAGTCTGGCGGCACAGGCAGTTAACCAAAACGCTGTGATCATCTATTCAGGTTCCGTCTCTATGTCTATCTCAGAAGCAGGGATAGCCATAGGGGGCGATTTAAAAGTAACAGGCAATATTTCTTCCACTGGCGATATAAAAGCCGGTAAAATCGCTTTACAGAAGCATACACATAAGTCATCAGAACCGGGAACCAACACCGGGACGCCTGAGTAGGAGGGGCCATGGATATTTTGTTAGACAGGTCTGGAGATTTGCTGTTATCAGATACCGGAGATATTGTATTGAATGATTCTGTGGCACAAAAGATACGGATCCGGCTTCTGTGGTTTGAAGGCGAATGGAAGTGGGACAGAGAGGAAGGAATCCCTTATTTCGATCAGCTGCTTGTAAAGAATCCCAACCTTGATTATTTTGAAAGTGTAATCAGAGACCGGATTTTTGAGATTGATGAAATCACGGATGTTAAAAATGTTGAAATAACATTTAACCGGGAAACAAGAAATGCAGTAATAAAATTTGTGGCACTGACAGATCGCGAAACGATAAAGGATGAGGTGGTGATAAGATGCAGGATTACGGAGTAACGGATAAGGGATTTGTCTTAAAGCGTATGGATACGATCTTGGAACAGATCCATGCTGATCTATCAGAGGGTTTTGGGTTCGATACCAGGCTAACAGGAGCTTCGTTCCTTAATACACTGATTATGACCTTTGCCGGACAGGTCGCTGATCTGTGGGAGATCGCCCAGGATACCTATTACTCGAAGAGTCCGTCTACAGCAGAAGGCGTAAACCTTGACAATGCGGTACAGTATGGAGGGATCAGAAGGGCCGCCAGCAGACAGACCAGTTATCCTCTACACTGTACGGGAGATGACGGAACGCTTGTGAGAAAAGGCGTGATTGTGGCTACGGATACTATGCCGGAAATCCGTCTTTATTCTGCAAGCGATTTTAAGATAACCCGCGAGAACAGCAATGCAATCAGCATAAAAGTAGCTGCGGTTGAAAAGGATGCCGTATATTCTGTGAGTATCAACGGAGAACAGTTCAATTATTCTAATGCCGATGGAAATGAGAAGAGCATACTTGAAGGCATTGCAGAAAAGATCAACAATGAAGGGTATGAGGTAAAATACGATGGTTCAGAGGGTATCCTGAGTATTTCCGATCTGACTGTATCCCGGAATAACTTTTTCGTATTATCGGATAACCTGACAACCAAAAGCGTAACCTCCATTGCCAATTTCCTTACAGAAGATTACGGCGAGATCACGCTGCCATATGGAATTGTCACGAAGATGATCAACAATATTTCAGGATTCAACGCTGTTGTGAACCGTCTGGAACCCATTTATGGCAGATTGCAGGAAACGGATATTGAATTACGGCAGTCATACATTGCGAAATCAGCGCTGCGGTCGAATACCATGATCGACAGCATTGTGGCAGAACTGCTGAACAATGTTACAGGCGTAGAGTCGGCATCCGGTTATGAAAATGAAACCGATACTACCAACGAAAGAGGAATGCCGCCGCATAGTATTGAAATCATTGTAGATGGCGGTGATACCAACCAGATTGCGGAGGCCATTCTGAAACGGAAAGCTGGCGGTATCTACACCTATGGAAACGTAGCTGCTTCTGTTGTTGGCAAGTATGGGGAATCAATACCGGTACGGTTTAACCGTCCGGAATATCTCTATGCATGGATGAAGGTAACTTTGTATGGGGATGAGAAAAAAATACCAGCAAATTATATGACCCTTGCATCAGACGTTATCTGCTCCTATGGGGAACGCTTGGTTGCAGGAGACAGTCTGCTGATCCAGCAGCTCCACGAAGGAATTTATGATGCTGTTTCAGGGGTTACATACATTAAGATTGAAACGGCGTATGCTGCTGATAAATCCTACAATCCGGAGCCGGGTGATTATGCAGTACAAAACGTCATTGCAACTTCCAGACAAAAAGTTCTGGTCGATCCAACGAGAATTGAGGTGACGGTGGATGCAGATAGCTGATCTGTGGCTGAGGGATATTCCCCAGCAGTTTCAGCATAAACCGAAAATTGAATTATTGATCCGGGCATTTTCAAGGCAGCTTCAGGAAGTGGAGCAGGCCTTTTTTGATATCAAGAACAAAACGGATCTGGATACGGCATCTGGAAAAAACCTTGATCTGGTTGTCGGAGGAATCGTTGGTTTAAGCCGGAAGGCTGCTACCGATATGGATGTAATATCGGGAGGAGCTGAAATGACCGACGAGCGTTACCGGCAGTTCCTGAGGTATAAGATCCTGAAAAACACAAGTGAATGTACCTATTGGGACCTGATGGAAGGCATCTCCATGATGTGGAATTTGAAACGATTGGAGTATATGGAGGACCCAAAGTATCCAGCAACGATCATATTCCATGGAGAATTTGATATGGACGAACCAGATACCGTTGAATTTTATCCGGAATTGTGTATACGATCCAGCGGTGTTGGGGTCATTTTGGAAAAAGTATATTCCAGCGAATATCCAGTTCCGATTGATTTTGAAACAGGGGTGCTTGTGTCTATAGAGTTTTTTGCCCGTCAAAATCTGATGCCACTGCTGCTGGATGGAGCATGGAAGTTGGATGACAGCAGAAAACTCAGCGGTTACAGATCGGATATCAAGCCGGATTTTTACCCTGTAGAAATCGAAACATTATCAAAGGTTGAGGTTGATGCTGAAATCCAAAGCAATGTGTATGTTGAACGATTATTAGATGGGTCTTGGAAGCTGGATGGGAGCCGTAAATTAAATGGCGGCCTGTTTACACTGTAGAAGGGAGAGATGGAGATGGCTCAGGCAGTAATTACGAATATTGGAAAGAAAAAGCTATGTAAGGCACACGCAGGGGATATTGAGCTGCCGCCGATCACAAAGATGGCTTGGGGAGATGGAGGGCTTGAAGAAAGCGGAGCTCCGAAAGAAACGACCGGTCAGGAAACGGCATTGTATAACCAGCTGCTGGAAAAGAATGTGGAATCCCATTTTTATATTGGAGAGGGAGAAAGCACCTGCCGGTATGTTGGAAGAATTGAAAAAAGTGAACTTGTAGGGAAGAACATCTCAGAGATCGGATTGGTCGATGCAGACGGGGATCTGGTAGCATATAAGACGTTCTTGGCAAAAGGCAAGGATGAGGACATTCCTATGACGTTCAATATGGACGAAGTTTTTTAGGAGGTGGTAGACGATGGCAAATTGTGTAATTGGAAATCCTCCAGTCTGGACCAATGAAATCCCCAAATGGGATAGAAATACGGTTGCAGATGGGAACGATATGGGTGATGTTATCGAACATCTGGTGAATAATGAGGCGTATTTAAAGAGACGGGTGGATGGATTCTATCAGATCACTTTGACCGCTGCCGGATGGACAGGAGATGCAGCCCCGTATGTTCAGACAGTATCAGTGGAAGGGATTCTGGGGGAAGATAATCCTTCGTTGGTGTCTGCTCTGGCGGATGGGGCTTCTCTGGAGAACCAGAAGGCATATAGTAAGGCATTTGGTATTGTGGCTTCCGGAACGGGCCAGACCGGAGATGGAACAGTGACATTCAAAGTCTACAAAAAGCCGGCTATAGATATCGCAGTTGGGCTTAAATTATAAGGAGGAGCTGAACATATGGGTAATATACTGATGACAGGTTCAGGCGGAGGCGGAGCAGGGAGTGATGACTGCACCGCAACGGCCGCAGAACTGCTGAAAGGCTACACGGGCATATTGAAAGGATCGGATGATAAACCGGTTCAGGGAATATTGGAATTGACAGGGAACGCCCAGGCAGCCCATGTGCTGAATGGAGAGACGTTTTATAGCAATGATGCCAAAACCAAACATACAGGTAATATGACCGTTAATAGTTTACTGTCTTTTAGTGTTGCCGCCTATTCCGGAAGAAGGGTCATAGCTACCTGGACAAATCCGAATCAGGCGGCTGGCCGACCATATAGCGGAGTTATCATTCGATATGACACGGGAGGGTATCCTGGCGCATCTGGCGGAGTTCAGATTTATAAAGGAGCGGGGAACAACCATTCTGCCGGAGCTGCTTCACAGGCGTTTCTTGATTTGCCGAATCTGAATACAAGATATTTCTTATCATGTACTCCGTATGTTACTACCAGTATTGGCGAACTGTTTGGCCCAACTCTTAATGCAGAGATTACAACAGGAGGTTCTACCAGCAGAACGTTTACAGCTTCCGGTTCTTTTGTTGTAGAGGGATTTACTAAGATGGATGTATTTCTTGTTGGAGGAGGCGGAGGAGCTGGATATGCTGGTGGAGGAAGCGGATATACTGCTACTCAATATGGGATTCCAATCACTACGGGAAATAATGTTTCGGTTGTTGTTGGAGGAGGTGGCGGACCAGCATCTAATGGCGGTACCTCATCTATTAGCGTAAATGGTGCGGTGAAAGCTTCAGCAGCTGGAGGAAATGGTGCTCCTGATTCGTATGGAGTAGCTGCCGGAAATGGGGGATCCGGAGGCGGAGGAAGCTCTACAGGTAGAGTAAGAGGAGGAAATGGTGGTTCTGATGGCGGAAATGGAGCATTTCCTAAATTCCCAAATGGTACAGGACAGGGAAGAACCACGAGAGCATGGGGTAATTCTGTGGGTGCTTTATATGCAGGCGGCGGAGCTGGCGGCAATAACCACTATAACAATAGAAATAATGAGGGGGACCGCGTAGAATATTTTAATTTAGGTGGAACTGGAGGTGCCGGAGGCGGAGGAAATGGCGGTGGATGGGAAGGAACCAATTACGGAAAAGCTGTCTATCCAACTAATGGTACTCCAAATACTGGTGGTGGCGGAGGTGGCAGATACTCATCATCTGATGGCTGGGGATCATGCAATCCTGCCTATGGTGGTTCTGGCATTGTAATTGTAAATTTGTATTAGGAAAGCGAGGGCAAAATGAAACGAGAGTTTGCGAAAGCATATATTCTGGTTGATACGATGAAGGAAGGCACAGTACAGAATATTGCGATGTTTAATGATTATGAAGAAGCAAACAGAGCTGCCATGGCTGCGTATGGTGATGAGGCATTTGCAGAAGAGTATAAATGGCTTGTTCAGGCAGGGGACAGGTATCGTAATGGCATTTTTTATACGGTTGCAGGAGATGTGGAAGAGCCGGCTGAATATATTCCAACTGATTCAGAGCAGATCATGCGGTTGAGTCAGGAAAATGCAGAGTTAACAATGGCATTGGCAGACATGATAGGAGGTGTATCAGCATGATTGGTAATATCCAGAAGTCTATCATTATCCGGGCAATGCGCATACGGAAGGAAGCTGGAGAAGATCCAGAAAAGATCCTGAAAGGATACAAAAACCTGACGGAAGAGGAACGGAAGGAGATTTTGAGGGTAGTAGAGCAGTAAGGAGATATGCCATGGAGTACATACAGACAATCCTCGCCATTTGCGGAGGGATAAGTATCATAGGTGGAGCCGGTGCGGTTATCGTTAAGGTAATCAAGCCGGCTTTTCATCTGACAGCACGAGTCCAGAAACTGGAAGAGCATTCGGACAAGGATTACAAGCGTCTGGTTGCTCTGGAAAATATGCAGAAACAGCAGTCCAAGAGTCTTGCAGCTCTGCTCAATCATCAGATCACCGGTAATGGGATAGATACGATGAAGCAGATCCGGGACGAGCTGTTGGAATCTATTATAGACCAGTAGAAGGGAGGTGAGGAACTATGCTTAAGAACTGTGTATTTAGGGCTGATGTGGATACCATCCAGTGGGTCAAGGCCGCAGGTATCCGTGCCATTAAGACCATGGCGCAGACATTTGTCGCCACCATCGGCTCGGCAGCGGTCATGGGTGAGGTCAACTGGCCTATGGTAGCCAGTGCATCCGCGCTGGCAGGTATCCTGTCAGTGGCAACGTCCATCGCAGGACTTCCGGAGCTGCCAGCCAAGACCTGAGAGGGGGTGATCCAACATCTCCCGTCCGGCAGGGTCAGAGCCGGAGCAACTATTACATATTTTCAACAATGAAAGAGAGGACAAAGATTATGGCAAACGCAACAGGTAAGAGAGCAGACAAGAGAACAGCAGAGCAGAGAAAGAACGACGCAGCACAGAAGAGAAGACCCAAGGGTGCACAGGATACCACTTTTGTAACCACCGGCCCTGCAACCGGCAAGGAGGACGAGAGAGCGGTAGGCACGGAAGATAAGTAAGCTGTGCGACGTCGCAACACAGGCAGGCCCCGGGATTTCCTGGGGCCGTTTTTGGTTGGAGGGAATATGATTACAGCAGTATTTCAGAACAACGATGATTACGCTCATGCCTACGGCCTCTGGCAGTGGGATTATGGCCAGCAGCTCAGGATTGAGGGACTGCATCTTCCGACGGCAGTTGAGATCCACTTTGCGCTACAGGAGACTGGCGGCGAGGCCATAACCCGTGTGGGTACCACTAAGGACGGGATAACAACCGTCACAATCCCGGACAGCATGCTGGAGGGAAATCGTGCGACATGGACGGCAGATAAGGCATATAACATCTATGCGTGGGTATACCTGTCGGATAAATTATTCGGCGAGACGATCAAGCGCATTACCATGCAGGTCAAATCACGCCCCAAGCCGGAAGCCTTTGAGGCACCGGGAGATGGAGAAATATTTAGGGAGGCGATTGAGGCCGTCAATGACGCTGCCAAACGGGCAGAAGAGGCCGGTGACAAGGCTGTGTCTGCTGCGGATGAGGCCAAGGCAGCAGCCACCCAGACAGCGGAGCATCTGCAAGTGGTACAAGGTCTTGCAGAGCAGGTAGAGACCAATGCCGACACTGTGGCACAGGATAAGCAGACTGTAACAGGGATGCTCTCTCAGACACAGCAGGTGGCCTCAGAAGCGGCGTTATCGGCACAGGCGGCTAAGTTATCAGAGACAGCCGCAGCACAGGCCCAGACGGGAGCTGAGGCGGCGGAGGATGGGGCAAGGCAGTATGCCGCAGACACGGAGGCAGACCGGCAGGAGGTTGCAAGCGCCAGGCAGGCAGTACAGCAGATGCGTGAGACCGTGGCAGCGGACAAATCAGAAGTTGAGCAGACAGCAGCAGGTTTTGTAGATACAGCCCGGCAGGCAGTATCAGATGTTAATGCTGCGGGCAAGGCCCAGGTAGATGCTATTAAGACAGCCGGGCAGGGTGCGTCAAATGCGGTAGAGACAGCCAAAACAACAGCAGTACAGGCAGTCACTGCGGAAGGCGATAAGCAAGTACAGCGAGTGCAGGAAGCGGCGGCAGGTGTTGAGGCCGATCGGGAGCAGATCAACCAGAATAAGGCCGACATAGCTGGTTTGGCAGAAGGCATAACTGATCTGGCACCGGGGATCAAGATTACCACCACCGGCACAGACATCACCATCAAGGACGCCGCCGAGGGCCGGGCGTTTAAGGGGCTGCGGGTGTTTGGGCGGACGGATCAGAAGGGAACGCCAAGCCCGGAAACTCCGCAGGAGATGGAGACGGCGGGGGAGAGCGGTAGTATTGAGGTATTGGTAGCTGGCAGTAATCTGTTAAAACCCAACAATTACAATGTTTTTTGCGAATCTCCGTTGGAAGCAAACACGGTAGTTACTCTTATGACGAATGGAAAAGCATCAAATGGTGGCAATATTAAATTTATCGGAACCGATGATTCAAATGTCTGGTTTAGTATTGATAAAGGACAAACCAGGGTTTGCAAATCTATAGGAAGTAAGCCTGTTAAAGGTTTTTATGATTTACTCACACAGACGTCTGGACTAGAATATATGCTTGCCGTTGGTGATGTAAAAACCTATGAATCCTACCGCACCTCCCAGTCCCTTACGCTATCCACCCCAAACGGCCTTCCAGGGATCCCAGTATCATCCGGCGGCAACTATACAGATGCCAAGGGCCAGCAGTGGGTATGCGACGAGATCGATCTTGGACGCGGGAAGTATGTGCAGCGGGTAGCAGCCGAAAGCATAAGCGGCGGCTGGAAGTTGGTGGATACTTCAGACGTACCAGGAAGATTTATCCAAAATAACCGTGTGTCCAATGCATATGCAAATGGAGGGAAAACCGCACTATGTACTATTGCAGCGTGGACAAATTATGGTGTAAGTAAAGGGGATAATAGATATGTGTTCGTGGTAAGTGGTACTGCGTTTTATATATCTCCACCATCGGATGTATCCATGACAGCGGACGAACTTAATGCAAAGCTTAATGCATTAAAAGATCCTGTGGTTATACTGGGGCAGCTTGCCGCCCCCATCGAACGCGGCCTCACCCCGGAAGAGATCGCCGCCTACAAGGCCCTTCGGACGTACAGCCCGACTACGGTTGTGAGCAATGACGCGGGGTGCCATATGGAGACAACCTATATCGCTGATACCAAGACCTATATCGACAACAAATTTGCGGCCCTTAATAAGACCATATTAGATGCAGTAGGAGGTACATAATGCATGAGATTATAAGAAACGTAATCCAGTCGGGCAGCTATGAACTGACGGATATTCTGAAAAAGATCGATACCATCTGGCTCCAAGGCGCCCTCACGGATGAGGAGCGCACGGAGCTCATTGATCTGGCCCGCACCAGTGCAGACCCAGAAAACAGTTATGCGCCACTCCAGAAGCAGATTGACACTCTGTATGCCAATATGACCGAAATGGGTAAGACGATCCTCAATCTGACAGACAAGGTCAGTAAACTGGATGGTGGAAGCGTCACCCTGCCGGAGGCAGACGAGTATCCTGCATGGGTACAGCCTACAGGTGCACATGATGCCTATAACACAGGCGATAAGATGACATACACAGACGGTAAGCGGTATATCTGCCAGATGGATAACTGCGTATGGGGGCCAGATACGTATCCGGCTGGCTGGAAATTAGCGGAGGAAGAGTAATGGAGATAAGACGAGAGATTAAGCAGATAAACTGTTACGCAGGTCAAAACCGTCCTGCGTGGATTGTAATCCATGAGACAGATAATTACAGTAAGGGCGCAGGCGCACTCAAACACGCTCAGGCCCATCGAAACGGCAACCTGTCCACCTCAGTCCACTGGTATGTGGATGATACGGTAGCAGTACAGACCTTATATTACAGAGATGGTGCCTATGCAGTCGGTAGGCAGTACGGTACGCCTCTGGTGCCAGGGGTTACTAATACCAATAGTATTAACATTGAGATCTGCGTCAACCCGGACTCCGATTACGATCAGGCCCGCGCAAACTGCGTGGAACTTGTACGCCAGATCATGGCGGAGACAGGGATCGGGGCAGACCATGTGATCCGGCACTATGATGCCAAACGCAAGCACTGCCCCCGTAAGATGCTGGATCAGCCGCAGTTATGGACAGACTTCAAGGCAGCGTTGTCAGAACCTGTAAAGAAATCAGGCTGGCAGCAGGAAGATGGTGGATGGCGGTATTACCTTGGCAACGGTCAGCCAGTATGCAACGACTGGTACTGGCATGAGGGTAAGTGGTACTGGTTTGATGGCTCCGGTATGATGGTACATGACGTCTGGTACAAGTACAAGGATCATTGGTACTACCTGGGAGCAGACGGTGCTATGGTAACAGGCCAGCAGACCATTGACGGTAAGTGGTACATCATGGATACTGAGGGCCGGATGATTGCAGAGCCGGTGACGCTTACTCCGGATCAGGATGGAGCACTGAGATGGCCAGGGCTGGTGGAATAAAGAGTATGCAAAGAAAGTATGATGTTCACCCTCTGTTGAGAAATCAGCGGAGGGCTTTTTTATTTGCCAAAAAGTGGTGGAAAGCCGCATGATGCTGTGGTATTATAAATGTGCTGCCGTACCTCCAGCAGAAGGGAGGCGATTCTACATGAACGATAATATTTCAGCATTTATTATCTCTGTCGCAGCAAGTGTGGTTGGCTACTACATATGCAAATGGCTGGATAGATGATGAACAGGCGGCAACAGCCTAAACGGATTAGCTCGCCGTAAAGAGCAAGAAAAACCCCAGAGATGGCACCTCCGGGGTTTTTCGTTTTGTTCTACACGAACTCTTTCAGCATTTATTTGGCTAAGATTATAATATGCCACTTCCGAGGAAAAGTCAACCGTTTCTTTTTGTCCGAGGAAAATCCGAGGAAAATCCACGGAAAATCCGGCGGACGGTCACTAGGAAAATCCGGTGTAACCAGTACCAGTACCATCACCAGTACCATTACCATAATAATAAAAAGAATATACGCAAAACCGCCGTCTGCGGTCTTGCTTCTGTGCACACATCTGAAATGTACGAATTGCACAAAAAATGAAAGCGCTTTTTGACGTATCAAGTCCCAGTCGATTCCATAGAAACTTTTAATATCTCCTTCGGCAAAAAGACAAAATCAATCCAGAGGCAATTCAGAGGATTCTAAGGCATATCTCAAAAATAAGTTTCTTCCTTATATAAAGCATATCGTTTATTTCCAAAATATTTCCGTAAATATAAATTTAACGATTGACACTTACTGTTTGGTAAGTTAAGATAATGACAAGATATAAATTACCAAACGGTAAGAAAATAAATCATGAGTATATGGTTCACCATTTCGAGAACGGAGAAAACAGTACATTCAGAAATTCACATGTGGATCTGTTTAGAATTTAGGAGGTGCAAACGTGAAAGCATTTGTGAGAGATAAAGATTCGCTGGAAATTGCATATAGCATCCTAGCGTTTGTTAAGGAGCCGGAGAAAATTAGGGAAATCAAGAAAGAAATTCGCAGATATTTACATAAGCAAATGAAAGCGGATGAAAAGACAGAAATTTTCGGAGACTACGATGGATACACAGAACTGATTCCGGTTCCCAGAGAAGAAGTTGGATGTATGGAAGCTTGGTTCGACAGAGAAATTAGAAGAATTGCCTATCCTTCACAGTATGATTGCACTGGACAGCACTTTACGATTTCACATAAGTTTGTGGCATTCAGAAACAGATTGTATTGCATCCATCGGGTAGGCGTTGACGCGTAAAAAAGGAGGCAGTGAGATGACGGTAAGCGTGTACGAGGTAAAGAAACTGAGAAAGATTCGAGAGCAGCTGGTAGAAATTGCAGAGCAGGAAGCAACTAAGTTGTTTCGGCTTGCCCGGAGAGCAGAAACTCATGGATGTAGCAATGAGACGGTTGAAGCAATCAGAGAGGAAGCCAGAGAGCTTTACACGACTGGATACACAGAAAGATTACTTGATCCATGCAAGATATGGAAGTTTGCATTTAGACAGGAGGGTTTATGATATGGAGTCGAGAAGAAGCTATGGATGGGGAATGACCGGCAGTGATAAAAAGGGTTTTGAATGGGAACTGGAAGATGAATACGGAAAAGTGCAGAGTGGATATGTATACAAAACAGCCGATGAAGCTATCCGGGAATGTAGAAAATTCTGTAAAGAATCTAAGTGCCGGGGAAAAAGTGAGAGCACAAAGATTCGGGCGATTCCTGCCACCCCAAGGAGATTTGAATATTAGAGGAGAACAGTAAAATGGTGAGAACATTCTATCAGGACCGGTGGAATCCAGATAAAACATGGGAGGTAGTAAAGCTGGTCGGCGGATACTACCTTCGGCAGTACATCAAAGGAAAACAGTTTGGGCGTGGGATTCGGACTACAAAGAAATATATTCAGAGCATTGGAATTTTTGATTTTGAGAAGAAGGAGGCAGTGCTGTGAGTGCAGAAAATAGGTACGCCGATTTATACATCTTTGTCCCTGCAATGGAACAGATTATTCACATTGCGGAGGGCACTGGGGACAATCTTCTTCAGGAAGATATCGAAGAAGGGTATGTTGATTACATTTATTACGAACAGTATGAGTTGAGTCAAGGGTTTCCGGAAATAGACGGCGGACAAGTTTTGCTGGAAAAGATGTTCAGAGATAAGTTCAGATGCACAGAAGAGGCGGTTGAAGATGTGCTCAGTATGACATATGGAACCTATGAAATTGATTATGTAGTTTTGAGAAAGGATGGTGCGATATGCAGGATGCAGCACAGATAAGAAAAACTGTCCAAAAAGTAAAAGACGCCTACATAAAGCAGTATCCTCATTTAAGAGGTATTTATAACAATGACAAGATGTTTTTTGATAACGCTTGCAGGCTTGCATTCCCTTCAGGTATTACACCGTTAGAATTAGATAGAGCCATGATGGAAGTATACAACAAAGAAAATAAGAAGGCAAAAGTCTGATAGAAATGAAGTGCTTGTAGATAAAGCGAGCGAAATTTTAGAGGAGGAGCAGATGGAAAAGGTAAAATTAAAAGTTGAAATGGAGATTGTTGTATCTCAGGAAGATATTGACGACATTATGTGCGGAGCGCTTGAGGGAGGCATCAATTACTGGTGTAGAAAGGCTGAGATAGTCGGAGCTTATCTCGGAGAGTACGCATCCGAACAGATTGCAAGAGGAGGTCAGTTGAAGCTGTATGATCGAGAGGAAGATACAGTCTACACCCTGGATCTGGAGAAACTGCTGAATGGAGTTAAGCTGTACGCACAGAATCCGGTTGGATGTAATTGCCTGGATATGGTTGATGGAAAATTGGAAATTGATTGTTGCAATGCAGATGCGATTGTGTGTGACGCAATCATCCAATACGCATTGTTCGGTGAGGTAGTGTATGGATAAGAACAAAAGCAAGGTAACGGAGCATAGTGAGATTTGCATATTCTGCGGCAGGCCGGCGGAGTGTGAGCATCATCTGATATTCGGGATCGCACATAAAGAAAAAGCGGATGAGGACGGGCTGGTTGTCCCGGCTTGCAATAATTGCCATAATCTCGGAAAGCTGCTCGAAAGAGTGCATGAGAATCCGATGGCTGAAAAATTGTCGAAGATGCTGGGACAGGCGATATGGGAACGTAATTGGATTCTGAAGGATGCCATCCATGATAAGGATGGAGATGAAGAAGCTCAGGATTCGGAAAGCAGGATTGCCCGGAAAGAGTTTAGACGGAGGTACGGGAGGTCATATCTGTAAAAGGGCTGTATTGCAACGGAGAAAGGGAGAAGCAATAAAACTTCAATGAAGATGATTAAAAGGCTCCTAGAGGCGTTAAATGAAGAATACGCCATCATATCAATGAATGTGACTTGGATATCATTATGCTTGGAGAGGAACGGAAGGAGGTGAACTGTATGGCAGGAAATAAGAGAACTGAGGAACTTGGAAAGAATATCCGTGATTCCTTTGCAAGATGGAATTACATTTACCAGAACGGTGCAAGAGATCCGTTTTGGGAAGATGGGGTGAATCTGGAACTGGTTAGAAACCACATCATTTATGACAAGAGAAGGTGCGAGGAGGAGCTGCTGCCGGAGCAGTACCCTCCGGAGTACCACATAGAACTTCCGCCCGTAGTGGACAGATTATATATGGCAAGGGTGGACGAAATCAAGGAACACGCAGCCCATAGTCTGGAGGTTTATATCGGCGATGCAAATTACCAGTATTTGAAGGAAAATTTGCATCGACTCACCGAAAAACAAAAGGATGCGATCCATGTCTCGAATGTTCTAAGATATGTTACCGGACTTAAAGACTCCATCAATGGAAACAGGCTTGTTGAAATGAGGAGGCATGAAAAACCGGAAATTTATCAGGAATCATTCAGGGAATGTCGGGAGCGGATGGAAGCCATCCTTGGAGCAGAGAAGGTGTTACCGCAGGGGCAGTTGTCCCTATCCGATTTATTTGAAATGTAGGAGGAGTAAGGATATGTTGATTTTAAGTCAGAAAGGAAATGTGATGGTAAATATGGATTCTTTACAAGCCATTACAATCTATATTTTTAGAAATTACCAGAACGGTAAAATAGTTGATGAGAAGTATCGTGTTATGGCATGGTACGGAGCAGATGAAGATGACTACTGGGCAATCGGCGATTATGCCACAGAAGAACGGGCGAAAGAGGTTATTAAAGAAATCTGGGAGAAGTATGGAGAGTATCTGCATCGTCGGGGAGGGCCAGCAATACTGAAAGGCTCTGTTGATGTTCCAGAAGCGTTTTGGGTTTTGCCGAAGATTTACGAGATGCCGCAGGAATAGGAGGTGTGAGATGAATGGTAAAGTGGAGCTTACGAGATTCGACTGGCTGTAAACAGCGTGGAGAAATAGAATTGGCTCAGATTCCCAAAGAGTTGCTTCGCTTTGAGCGTGAGGCGGCAAAGATAATGAAACGGACTGGAGCAGATCATGTGCTGTATGGGATTAAGATATACGATCAGAATGACCGCTTGGAAACAGTCCAATTTTATATGAATCCAATGAATGATGATGAATTTTACCGCCTGACAGGGCGGGTAAGAAACGCCATGATTTACGCCTTACATAATCACAGGAAAAAGGAGTAGGCGAAAAAAGGAATAATATAAACTTTCCGATTGACACCAGAGGCGGGTAAGTTAAGATAAGATTATAGAAAAACTTACTGATTGGTAAGTTTAGAAAGGAGGGTAGCCCATTGGGCAAGAAAAAGAAGCAGAAGAAAAAAGAACTGCTTGAACAACAGCTTCTCAAATACCAGAAGATAGAGTGCCTAGCAAACATTCTACTGGCTGTCATCACTATCATTTCTGTGATAGTAACAGCAATTCTTAACTGGTTTAGCTGATTGAACAAACAGTTCTGCGGAGGGGAGCTGGAACTCCCTTCCGTCTGCTTAGTATAACATAGAGAGGGGTGAAAGTAAATGAGGAAAGCAAGAAGGATTTTGGTAGTGCTGTTGACATTTTTGATTTGCATAGCAGTACAGAAAGGATTGAATGTTCTTAATGGAACGGCTCTTATAATTGATGCAATCATGACAATTGTCTTAGCAGTAGAGGAACTCGCAAGAAAGTAGAGGGGAACCTGCCTTTTGGAAGTAACTACGAGGATGATGGATATGGCTATGAGGAGCCAAGAGAGGAGTTTTAATCATGGATGTTTACAAAAAGATGTGGATTGAACGTAAGAAGGAATTGTTGGACAGAATCAATAAAGCACCAAATCCCAATGCAGCAGCCAGAGATGTTGAGGAATTAACCGAGATGATTTATCAAGAGGTACTTGCTTCTACGAAAGAGGTACATATGAAACCAGAGCAAATAGAAAGTATGTGTGCTATTTACGTCGTACAGGGGAAAACAGACCATCATACGGAGGTAAAAGAAGAATCTTCTCAGGAGCTGAAGGATGCAGCAATCCCCATGCTGGAATACCTCAACAAGCATTTCGATCCACACGCAACAGCGATTATTAAGGAAGGGCGAGTTACCATCGTAAGAGATGAAATTAGTGTGCCGCTTCCGATCAGAGATTAAGGAGGACAAGACAATGGAGATCAGAAAACCGAGCAATCCCCAGGATGGACCTGGGGACGGAGTAATCGGAGTGGCTGAATGTATTAGAACAGACTTTCTGGAGAATCCGGCAGAAGAAGGAACTGCATTTCAGCAGAGAGAAAAGAGCGATGCTCATATTTCTGCAAGCATGGAGATTGGCATTTTTTCAATCAGGGATATGCAGTCAGGAGTGATGCTTACGGTATCCCTTCAGGATGCAATGGAAGTGATTGTGGCTGCGACAAATGCTGCAAAACAGAACAATGTAAATGACGATTGGATTTCAGTGAAAGACAGGCTGCCCGAAGAAAAAGCATCAATATTTGCAAAATTTAAAGGCACTGATAAATGGTCGAAATCAATGTTTGAAGGGATGTCCAATAAAGTAAATGTAATGCTTGAACTGGAAGATGGATCAATAATATGTGACACATCATATACGGTAGATGGAAGATGGATGTGTGAAAAAGAACGTATTTTTGCGAAGGTAAAAGTGATCGCATGGAAGCCGCTGCCGGCACCGTATCAGGAGGAGGGAAAGAACAGATGAGAAAATGCTGTGGAACTTGCAGATGGCGCAGGCATGAAGATATATCAGATGACTGGGTATGCGCCAATGGTGAGAGTGATTACTGCACAGATTGGACAGATTATAGTCATTGTTGCGAGAACTGGGAAGAAAGAGAAGAAGAATAAAGAATGAGGTAAGCAATGGGAAAAAGCAGGACAAGTAAAACCATGGCTGCTGGTATGGCATTAGGCCTGACAGCGTACAGCAAACAGTTTGGATGTAGAAAGGGCGGCATGGCTGAAATTGCCGCCCCCAACCGAATGATGAGGCGGATGCTGAAAGATAAAAGCAAACAGGAGCATGGCAAGAAAGAAAATTAGGTGTGGAGGTAAAAAGCATGGATTGCCCGTATTGCGATTATATACACGATTGTACAGAGGATTGTGAAGAGTGCGAGATTTATGATGATTATTTAGATGACATAAATGATCTTTATTAAGGATCAGTTGTAGTAAACAGTTGTGGTATTAAACAAGTAGTTGTTGTATTGAGAGATTGGATAAATAAAGCATGAAGCCAGAAGAGGCCATTGATATTATTAAGCGTATGCATAAGGGCGCGCCTACAACCGACCAGTATGAAGCTCTGGAACTGGCATATGAGGCATTGGAAAAACAAACTCCGAAGGTTGCTTTGCCAAGTTGTTGGGCAATGGGAGAAAAATACGAATGCCCTGAATGTGGTAGCGGGCTAAGAGATGCAGATCTGTTTGCAGGGCATTGCAAATGGTGTGGACAGGCTATTAGAGAGAATTAAGGAAAAGTTGAAGAGGTTTTTATGAAAGTATGTTGGTTTAGTACCGGAATATCGTCTTTTGTAGCGTGTTACTTAGCTAAGGATATTGACAAAATTATTTATACCCATGTTGCAAATCAACATCCCGATAGTTTGAGATTTTTGAAGGATTGTGAAGCGCTTTTGGGAAGAAAGATTGAGCTTATACAGTCAAATAAATACAAAGATGTAGATGATGTGATTGAAAGTACAAGATGCATAAATACAGCATTTGGAGCCCCTTGTACTAAGTGGCTAAAAAAACAGGTACGCAGAGACTGGGAAGCTGCGAATCCAGATCATCATACATATGTGTGGGGCTATGATGTGAATGAAAAGCATAGAGCAGATGCCATAGTTGAAGCGCTTTCTGATTATGACCATGAATTTCCGCTGATTGAGAATGGCCTAACAAAAGCTGAGTGCCATGGGATAGCGGATAAACTGGGGCTGAAACGCCCGGTTATGTATGATTTAGGCTATCCCAACAATAACTGTATTGGTTGCGTAAAAGGTGGAATGGGGTATTGGAATAAAATCCGGATTGATTTCCCAGAGGTCTTTGAACGTAGGGCCAGGCAGGAAAGGGAGATAGGACACAGTTGTATCAAGGGAGTATATCTGGATGAGCTGGATCCAGGCCGTGGGTACATGGATATGGAAATCATGGAGGATTGTACTATAGCGTGTCAAATATTAGCAAAATAAATTGAGGTTTGATGAAGGAGGTACATGTTGTGTATAGCTCAACAATTGACCGCTGCAAAATTGCTACTAAAGCAGCGACTCAATTTAGTGTCCGAGACAAAAGCACGGGGATGATTTACAAGTATGGAGACAATGCTTTTATGGATATGTGTATCGCTAATTGTGTGTACGTGGATCGTAATTCGGATATCGTTGAGGATCCGGATGATTATTTCGGTTTTAACAGAAGTAACTGGGAATTGATTATTAGCTAAATTAAAGTTTAGTGGAGGAAACATGACAAACGAAGAAGCGGCACATGAATTAAGGATTCAGAGCACTGTATTGGAAAATATGATTCGGTACAATGAAGATTTTGAGCCTAAAGCAGATAATTCTTCTTTAATAAATCGAAAAAATGCCATTGATAAGGCAATCACTGCATTAGAAAAACAGATTCCTAAATTGGTTAAAATAAGAGCTTGGAGTCCGGCAAACTGCCCAACCTGTGAATATGAGCTTTCAGAGCATAAGGGTGATGGATACTATAAGCATCTAACACATCTTGAAAGATGTCCAAATGTAGAATGCGGACAAAGAATAAAATGGCATGATGATTAAATTAAACTGAGATTTGGAGGAGAATATGTGTGATTGTATTAAAGAAATTTGTTACAAAATAAAAGAAGCTGGGGGATATGTAAATGTAGACCCTCCGGTAGAATTGCTTTCAGGTAGAGTGTATTTATCCTTTACTTGCAGAGAATTTGGAAAGAAAAGGACAAAGGAAATTCCTTTAATGTTATCAAAGTGTCCATTTTGCGGAGAAGAATACAAACAAGAAAATTAAGGTTTAATGGAGGAATTATCATGGGATTAACGATTGAAAGTAAAAATTGCAGCATTGATTTAGGATACGGTGGGTTTAAGGCTCTGAGAACAAAGGTCGCTGAACTGACAGCACCGGATATTTATGAGCACTATAAGAATCTCGAGACTGGCATGATACTTTTTGGTACAGTGAGACAGAGTTTTTTTGACAATTACAATGCAAAAATACAGCAATTATCAGAAAAATATCATGGCGAAAAAGATGAAATTTTAGATTTTTTGTATGCAAGTGATTGCAGTGGAGAGATGGATCTTGAGCATTGTAAATCAATCTACGAGATTATTAAAGATTATGATGATGATATTTGCTATGGATATTGCGGGAGGCCAGATTGTGCAATGTTCAAAGACTTTAAAATGGTATTGGAAGATTGTATTAATAATAACTGTAACATGGAATGGTTTTAACAATAATTAAGATTTAGAGGAAAATATGACAGATGAAGACAAGAAAGCGTATGCGGATAGAAAATGTCCGAAGAAATGTTTGAATTGTGAACATCGGAAGATTATCACACATGGTGTTTTGCCATATAATTTTTGTAAAAAATTGAATGTATCATTTACCAAAAATGAACCAGATGATTTTTTGAATTGTACAAAGTTAAACTGATATTTAGGAGAGCAGAACATGGGAGAGTGGAAGAGAACTATGGATATTCTGCCGCCTGAGAATCTGATGGTGGAAACCAAGATTGATGATGGTGTATTCATCCGGAACCAGCAGCCGTTGTACCGGTGCAAGAATCTATGGTATGTCCCAGATGGGAGTATGTATGTGTATTATACGCCGACACATTGGCGGGAGATTTTGTAGAAGGAGTAGTATATGTCAATAAGAGATGCGCTCAATAGTGAATTAGGACGGGAAGTTAAGAGGCTTCGAGAAGAAAACGAAGAAGTTCATGCTGCTGCGGTTCAAAAGCAGAAAGAGCTTATGGAAATGCGGATGGATATGGTTACAGAAGAGTGCCCGGATTGTGGGACAGAGAATACTTTCAAGTGGAGCGTTCGCCGGGATGGTTATCAGGCATTCTGCCCGAAGTGTGGATTCCCTATGATGTTATGTGGTGAATGTCTGGTTGATAGCGATGACTTCTGCGACTGGGACGGAAGCACGATTTTGTGCCATCGTATGATCGAGAAATTGTGGAAGAATTTGGAGGATGTTGTGTTTGACGAGGATTCAGATGGATGTTTGGTTCTGGAAAGCGAGTACCAGCTGATGATTGGAAATAGAGAAGTTGCGATGTTTCCGGCTGGCACAGACAGGGAAGAGATTTGGCATTGGTTTGACGAGCGGCATCCGAAAGGTGTGGTATATCTCCTTCGTGGAACTGGAGGAGAATAAATAGTACAGATACAGGTATTGATACTGGAGGTAAACTGATGGAAATTAGACCAAGAAAAAGAAGTGATCGTGGAGGTATAATTACAATGCCGCTAAAAACGAACGTGCCGAATCCGAGCGCTGCATCATGGGAAGAGACAAAATGCCCAGAATGTGGAGCTGTATGTTGGAAACGCCCTCTTCCAAAGGGATTCAGCGAAGATATGTTTGATGGAAGAATGTGTACTATGTGTGCATTGAAACGAGGATTAAGATGAGAGGAGAATGTTATGGCGAATTTAGAGTTAGGAACCGTTGATAATGGTAAAAGTATGTCAGAAATCCTAAAAGATGCCTTAGATGCAAAAGGGTATTCCCAGAGGGAATTTGCAGAAAAGATGGGATGGACATCACAGAATTTTTCTCAAAGATTAAAGAAGAACTCTTTCACAGCTGAAGAGTGGAGGGACATGGCGTATAAGCTGGGATATGAAGTAAGGCTTGTTGAGTTGGAAAGCGGAATTGAACTTGAGAGCAGAAGAAAAGGGCATGGACGCCGGGTGCGCAAGGTGGTTAATGGTGTTCTATATGATACGCATAAGGCAGATATGCTTTGCGGCGATTTCTACCGAGACGGGATCAATGAATATACTGATGGGATGGCGTTTGAGCTGTATGTAGATTGTTTCGGGCGATTTTTTGTGGCAAGGTATACAAACTGGGAAAATGGTTCGGATAGTATTACTACAATCGGGAAAGAAGATGCGTACAAACTGTATCGTAAGTATGGAGATGGCACATTGAAAGATGGTATCTTTATTTAGTTTTACCCTTGACTTGCCAAATGGTAATATCAATTATAATTTGGGTAACATGGTCTGAAATGATGGAAATTACCAGACGGTAAGTTAGAATGATGATGTAACAAAAAAACAACCCTTCCCGACGGGCATCAGGGAGGGTTGCAAAACTAGCTGGAAGCTACGGTTTTATAATAGCAGTTCAAGTATAGCATAACCGTAGCTCCAACGCAATAAGTAAAGGAGTGAAGTTATGCAGAGTTTAGAGAGTTGCATCATCAAAATGGACAAAGTATCTGCCCTGATCCGCATGATTGATGATACGTTCATAGGTGGGCGTGTCGGCATCTCAGATGATGAAGATGGCATTCAGTTGGAGCAGTCATTGAATTTGCTGAGAGAAGAATTTGGCAGGAACTTAGAGAACCTGAGAATGGCGTATTATGGAGGTGCGGTATGAGTAGATATGAATTTGAAGGCAAGAATTGCGTAGTATACGCAGACGAACGGTTCGGAGAAATCAGGACAGTTAGAGATGAAAATGGGGAGCGCCGGTATGTTAGCATTGATATTGCCGATTGCATGGGGTTTGAAGCTCCAAATAAAGCAGTTACGAGAAGTAAGATTCCTGGAAAAATGATAAAGGTTCCCTGGTCATCTGGAAGCCGGCATGGAGAGACAAACGCAAGATGCTTCAACAAAAAAGAGGCTGAGAAGTTTATTAAGAATGGTATGCTGCCACCAAAGGGATTTAAGGATTGGTTTACAAAGGAAGTGGCTGCGGAAGAGTGCGGAGAAGATGTTGTGATCCGTATTCCAGAGGTTTTGGACCAGCAGAAAACGGATGTGAAAAATGAGAACTTAACATTATCTGGCGTGTTTGCAAGATTAGACGAAATTGTATTAGAGATTATGGTCTTGAAGAAGGAACTGGCAGGCACATTGGAAAAGACTACATAGATTTGTCCGGAGGTTTTATCCCTCCGGATTTTCTATTGTGTAAAGTCGTAAGTTTATTTCTAAAATATTTCCGTAAATATAAATTTAATGATTGACACTTACCGATTAGTAAGATAAGATGATATCAAGATAAAAATTACCAAACGGTAAGAAAGAGGCAAAGACTATGATGAAATCGGAATTTATAGAAAGAATCGGAAGTGAAATTTCAGATAAGGATTACTCGATCGTCGAAAAAGTTTATACTTGGCATCCAGCAATCAGTGAAACAGACGGAAAAGAACAGATTTCTATATTGTATAAAACAGGGGGAATGGTGCTGATTAACAATATGTTAAAAGCAGCAGAGATGATGGAGAAGCTGGAAAGAGAAAAACAGCAAATCAGGGTTAAGTTGGACAAGATCAACGAAAGGATCAGATTGGTGAAAGAAGGGGATTTTTCAGAAGAGGAGTGCCGGGAAGACGCAAATGAGCTGTTTGGAAGTTCGCGAGATGTAAAAGAATGGGAGATGGCAAAATCTTTCTTACAGTCAAAATACGGTGTAGAGAAAGCGAATGAAATCGCAAAGGAGGTAGAGAAATAATGTCGGATAGAAGCAATCAGCGGTTGAACGCAGAGATCGAAAGGCAGATTGGTGCGTGGGATGGGACGATTCATGGGCGTACCATCAAGAATATGTATGAAAATGGATGCGACTATGCAGATATTTGCGAGGTTATGCAGATTGACTATGAAGATTATGAGGAGGATTAAAAGATGTTTAAGTTAGAAATCAGTACAGGTGGAGCGGCGTTCCGAGATCCGTTCTCTGGGGAAGAAGATGAAGTGATGGAGGCTGCGGAAATTAGAAGCCTGCTCGCAAAGGTATCATACGAACTGGAACATGGAAGAAGTTCTGGCGTAATCATGGATGTGAATGGAAATAAAGTCGGAAGCTGGAGCAGATAGGAGGATCCGACATGGGAGAAAAATGGCGGCTTGGTGAAGATTTAAGCGTTAAAGATAATATGCTTGACGGTATCACTTTTGAAGATATTATTTTGGTAGTTCACTGCAACTGCCGGGAGATTACTCCGGAGGCTATCCGAAAAGAAGTTCTCGATTTTGTGGAACTCAGATTAGATGACATGAAATGTTTGATGGAAAAGAATCTGGATGCGATTGCAGCAGAAGCCATGAAAGGAAGGGAATAGAGATGAAGAAGATTATCAATCCATGTATGTGCAAGACATACGAAGGAAAAGCCAGAGGTTTTGTAAAAATCGAATATGATGGTGGAAGATTGAGCCTATGTGGAGTTATTGGTCCTATGAGTAATGGGGATGCCAGAGGATCATCCGGACAGTGTGTTGATGAAATCAGGAATGGAACACCGGTCAAGGGATGGACCAGAGAGATGCTAAACAAACTTTGTGACATTTGGGATGAATGGCATCTGAATGATATGAGACCATACTGCCGGCATATGAAAGAACTTGGCTGGGTAGAACAAATGCGGGAAAAGGTTAAGGTTACAAAGTGGGATGTCACAAGAGAAGTAAGAGATAAGGCGAGAGATGCTGAAAGACGAGCCATCGAATGCCTGAAAAATGGAGAAACATTCGTTCCGACACCGGAAGAAACCATGTATGCAAATGTCGGATATGGAGTGATTACATACAATGATGAAATGCCGGAGCATCCGAGATTTTACGAATTTAGGGAAAGAGACGGTCTTGGACGTTCAAATGTTGAGTACAAGACAAGAGGATGGATAAGATGCGAAGAACATGAACTTGGTTTTCTTGGAAAGAAATGTCCGGTATGCGGATATAGATATGGCAGTGCATGGATTAAAGAGGAGGTTCCGCAGGAAGTGATTGACTGGTTGTTTGGTTTGCCGGATACAGTAGTTAGACCGGCGTGGGTATAGGATGTGAAATAATGGGAAAAGAAGATTACGACAGAATTATAGTCGAAACGAATGAGAAGATGGAAAAAGTTATCCGATGGTATCAAGATAACAAGGAATGGATCGATAAAGAAGAATTTCGTGCTCCGATGGAAAGTGGCTGCATCGTTCTGAAAGAGGAAGGCCTGGAAGTGACATTTGAAAGCAAAGGAGATGTTGTCGAATTGGCGGTGTACCCGCAGGGAGTTCGGATTCCAGCGTTTACATATGACTATGACCCGAATACTTACAAGCATAGTAATTACAGGTATCCGGCTCATATTTCAGCACAGAAACGGAAGATAATGCAGATGGCCTTGATATATGATCGGACAGACAGAAAAGAGTCTATAAAGTATCATTCTCTGATGAAACTATCGGCGTATTACAAGGATGTGGTTGCAGTAGATGAAAGTCAAAATAAAACCAGAACGAAGCATGAAGCCAAAAGGCTTCGGAAGTCACCAAGCCAACCGTTGCCACTGGTTAGGAAAACCTATGTTGTGACAGATTTTGAGAAGAGTAGCTTGCGGCTGTCTGGAAAGAAAAGGAGTTATACCAAGCCAGACAGAGAAGTAGCTGTCAAAGGTTTCTTCCGGACAAGCAAAAATGGGAAGAGATCTTGGGTAAAGCCGTTTTTGCGGTATAAGGATAAGGGCGAAAGGCGCCCTAAAGAATATAAAATTTAGGAGGAGACACTATGAAGAAAACAGCAAGGGTAATTGTAACGCTTAAATGCAACCGGAAGTGTCCGGGGTGCTGCAATACGAATCTTCCAGAATATCGGGAAGCACATACAGATGAAGAATTGCTGGATTACGAGGAAATTGTAATTACCGGTGGCGAACCGATGTTGATTCCGGGCAAGGTTCTGGAATTTATCAACCGGATGTGGGATAAAGGGTACAAAGGAAAGATGTATCTGTATACCTCCTACTGGAATGGCAAGGGGATAAGCAAAGAAATTTTGAAGGAGCTGGATGGATTTACATTCACGCTTCATGCAGAGTGTACAGACGCAGACATTGTGGCATTGAGAAATCTGTCAAACAGCGGTGCACTTCAGGATAAAGGATTCAGCAGCCGATTGATTATCGATAAAAGAGTATATGACAGATACGACTTGTCGAATATCAATTTCTCCAGATGGAGCGTTATTCGTAAGTTGGAGTGGAAAGATAAGTGTGATCCAGCAGATAATGAAGACTTGGTAGTGTATGAGTTATAAATCGGCTCAAATAAGGCTGATTTTTATTTAACCTATAAACTTACTGATTGGTAATACAAATTGCAACCAGAGGGCAATCAGAAAGCCTTATGGCATAAAAGGGAAATACACTCCCTGCCAAGAGATTACGATGGCACAGATAAAGTGGACGAGAAGTAAAAATATATTTTTAGAGGAGGATAAAACGGTATGGGAAATATTGCAAAGAAAATGGCACAGGACAGCAAGAACATTCTCAGGAGAGAGGATTATAGACGGGTGAAAAAGATGGATCGCAGTCAATTTGAGGAATTTTGCAAGAATTTGTATATGGAAGGGTACAAAGACGGCAGAGATTCAGTTCCGGGAATAGATATCAAACAGGTGGAGCAGGCAATCTCTGAGACGAAAGGGATTGGGGAAAGCAGGCTGCGTTCTATCATGGATAACATAGAGAAAAGGTTTGGAGGGATGGAAGATAGCAAATAG